TTATATTTTGTATCTTACATAAAGATCCGAATATCTAACCTCATCAAAGACGTCTTTTCTCTTAACAGGAATTCCTATTTCGTACTCAATCCCATCAAGATTAGCACAATAAGAAACACTTATACCGTCTTTTCGAGCTTCTCTAGAGATATAATCACGCACCATTTTACCTCCTGGGGTGCACTCAAATAACATTGTATTTGTAAAAAATCCCTTCTTTGAGATTATTTTTATACAAAATTTCGAACCCATAACATAACCATCTAAATTATACTTTGAGAAAACTAATTCCGTTTCAAACTCCCGTTGGACTGGGCTTGCTTGCCAGAAGCAACACATAATCGTGCCACTTAACTCGCCATTACGTGCTCTAAACTGAATTTCAGCTTTTACATTTTCATATATTTTCTTTACAGCATAATTATCCCAATATTCTTTTCCAGGCTTAGGAACCGAACTAGCAAGATCCTTCATTTCGTCAGCAAAACTCATATTCCAGTATCTCCATGTGACGGATTTATATTACTCTCTTATCGATATTCATCTGTTGTAGCTCTTTTTTTATGCTTCAAGTCTATCACTATTATTTCTATCCTACTACAATCAAAAAAGCGCCCACCGCCATTATGGCGATGAGCGCTGCTCCCCCTTTTCAGACCACTCTGAACATCTTTCTGCTCTGTTTTTCCTTTCCTTCCTTCACTCCATTCAACTTCTCCTGCTCTCTTCGTGCTGACTCGACTTCCTCCATCCTGGCCATCTCCGCTGCCGCATCCTCCATCCCTAAATGAGTGTAGACGTTCATCGTGACGCCGATGTCGCTGTGCCCCATCAGGTACTGAAGCGTTTTCGGGTTCATCCCTGCTTTCGCCTGGTTACTGCAATAGGTGTGGCGGCAGATGTGCGGAGTGATGTTCGGCAGCTGCTCCCGGTAGATCTCGTTATAACGGCTGACCGCATGGTTGAACCGGTGCTCCCAGTGCATCGCCACTTCCGGCATGCCGTTCTTGTCTAGGTACAGAAACCCTGTATAGCCGCCAACCATCTTCTCTACTCGAGGAGCTTCCCGGTCCTCCAGAATCGCCTGAAAGCAGCGGAATACTTCCTCTGTCATGGGCAGTTTCCTTGTGCCTGCATTCGTCTTGGTAGACTCGATCATGTACTCCATTTTGGTGGTCCGCTGCAACTGCTTGTTGATGTCGATGATCCGTTTCTCCATGTCGAGATCGTGGATGGTCAATCCGCAGAACTCGGAGATTCGCATTCCTGTGTGGAACAAAATATAGAATGCCTCGTAGTATCTGCAGTAGTTGTTGTCATCGTGCACGAACTTCAGGAACTTGCGCATCTGGTCTTTGGTGATGGCCTCCCTTGTCACGCTGTCGTTGATCACCACCCCGGCAAGCTGGAACCCGAATGGGTTCTTCTGCAGGTAGTCGTCATCGACTGCCATCTGGAAGGCAGGACGGAGCACGCCTCTCACTGTTTTGACGCTGCTGTATCCCTTTCCATCAGCCTGCATCTTGATCAGAAACAGCTTCGCGTCCGAGGTCTTCACATCCCCGATACGCTTCCCGCTAAAATCCTCCTTCTCCAGAAGATTCAACACGAATCTGTAGTTTGTAAGCGTGCTGGGCTTTGCTCCGGTCCTGGTATCCAGGTATCTCTTCACCAGCTCCATCACTGTCATGTTCTTCATCGAGGGATCCATCTGTGAGTCGAGGTCGTATCCGATCTTCTTCTCCATTTCCCTCAGCGAGAGGCAGGGCTTTTTCCCTTGCGGCAGCTTATCCGTCGGCTCCAATCGCCAGCTGTATACAAACTTCGCCTTGCCGTTCACATGGTACTTGAACTGGTACAGGCCGTCTTCCCTGACCGACTCTCCGACCCTCAGAACTCTATGTTTTGAATCTCTTCTTTTAGGAAACGCGTGCTTTGCCATTCTTTAATCCCTCCATAATCTCCGGGTGATCCTCCATGTACTCCTCAAACTCGTCGCGAATGATGATCTTCCGCGTTTTGAAGAATGCCACGAAAGGAAGCTCCTCTTCACCCTCAAGCAGCTTCTTAAACTTCCTGCGGCTGAGGTCGTAGAAAACGATCGCTTCTTCCGGGTTAAATATACTCTTGTCTTCCAATTGTGCCCTTTTCAATTCTTCTCCTTTGGTACCCGGCATGATCGGGGTTTTCTTCAGGTACGCCTCAAACTCGGCTCGGATGATCAGGTAGCGGTTGCCGTTGTAGGCTGAGAATGTACCGAGGTGGTCTTCCGCAAGCCTTCTCATCCTCTTGATACCGATGCCGAAATAATCGGCCGCTTCCTTGATGGTCAGCGAGTACTTTTCACTTGGTGCTAATTTCTGGTTCATAGTGATGCCTCCTTTTATTTTGGTATGCTATACATCACTCTGAACCGTACTAATAGCAACAACTATTTGGCAGACGAACGATAATTATATCGCTGATGCCCGCTGTAGAAACGCCTCAAACCGATCGCGGATAATCAGGTACCGGTTGCCGCTATAAACTGCGAAGTCTCCAAGGTTGTCCTCCGCGAGTCTGCGCATCTTCTTAGTGCCGATGCTGAAATAATCGGCTGCCTCCTTAATGGAAAGCGAGTACTTCTCGCTGACGGGTATTTTCTTTTCTTCCATGATATGTAGTCCTCCTTCTACTATTACTCCCCCACCTGAACGGGATTTTTCCGGAACTTTTCTAACCTATCTCCGACAAAAATGAGGTCGAATTCCAAATCGGAGGCAAAAAAATACGGCCTGCATATTGCAGACCGCTATTCTGGTTAAATCACTGTTCAATTGTAGGTTTTTCAGATTCTTTGGGGCTCTGATTATTATGATTGGATTCCTCTTTGAGCGCTCCGTCAATGCTGTCTATGATCTTTTTCAGATCACCAATAATCGGTTCCAGGGCTCTTCTGACCACAATCAGCATCTCGTGCTCGTCTGAATAGACTGGGTGGTCTTCCACAAGGGTAACAACTGTCTGAACTGCCTGTAAATCCTCACAGATAAATTTGAGCTGTTGATTGCTGTCGTAAATTCCTATTTTATTCATGTCGCCTCCCTAAGATGATAGAACTTGTTACATCACATTATAACGCAGGGCAGAGGACCCTATTCCCCCCACAGCGGTGAGAAACATATGCTCATCGGTGCACTACTGTACATAACTAAAATGATGAATGGTCTGAGAATGCAAGATAAACAGTAATTTGATCCGGTGGAATCCTCACCAATACTCTTGATCGGCAGTAAATCCCTCCACATGGATTACCTTTTTTTTGTGAAATGACTGTGATAAAGTCTTTATAGCATTAAAACACTTGCTGTGTAGTAATAATATGAGAACTTATAAATGGACCTATTGGCGTTTATCTTTGAAATAAAGAGGCTTACTAATGTTTTATCTACTTATTGCTTTGTGTTTACTCATTTTCTTACTTTATGTAAAAGGTAATAAAAATAAAACAGATAATCGAAATTCTTATAGAGAAACAACTACAATTGCTAAAAACGAAAAACAAAGTGATTGTTTTACAGAATCAGCAACCCCGCTCCAAAGCAACGTGGACGTTCCCGAAAAATGGGAAGATGGGCCATTTGAAATTATCACCTACGAAGAACATGAAGGTTGCTTTGAGGCTGACAAGCTTCAAAAAATGTACGCGTATCTCAGTACAAAAGGCGCTGTTTCAACATATATACCAGTGTATGTTGACCAAGCTGCGTCAAAAATACTCATTTCCGTCGACAGATACAATCGTTATATAGATACATTCAACCAATGTACAATCCTACTACGAGAAGCTAATGGAATAAAGAAATTTGAAGTAAGTCTCTCTGGAATTAGAGTCGAAAAAGATATAATCGGTAATAATGAACATAGTTCATACTCTTCTACCATAGCTAAAAATGATCCAGATCCCGCAGAAAGAAACAGCCTTACAGAAGAAGGCCCATCAAATCTCTTTAAGAAAGCTAATAAGCTAATAATCAATCCCCATAAAGAAGAAGTTCTTCTGCCGTTAGCCTATAAAATTATAGGTGATAACCCCGACCAAGACACCTGGCTAGAAGAATGGAAGCAGCTTATAGATTATGCTTTACCTAACACGGAAGTGGATACGCCAGATAATTATGAATGGGCAGACGCGCTTGGTTATTCTATAAAGCACAAACTAAATCACCAAGAACAATATGACGTTTGTGAAGCTTTGTTGCACTACCCTGGAAAGCTCACTGAGCTTCAACAGTGTTGGGTTCTCGAAGTACTCAAATGGTTATTTCATGATTCAAACTGGGCATACCGGGACAACTATCTAGATATAGACTATGAATACTTATGCAAAAAAACTAAAACTAAAGAAATATTCATGCAGTGTATTGGAGAGTTTCCTGGACTAAACGCCTTTCTTGCGGTTTACGCTTTACGAAAATGTGACATCAATAGTTTACATGATTTACTTTCAGCTTATCTATTACTTGATCAAAACGCGAGAATTGAATTCTTTTCTCAAATGAACCGAGCACTTGATGGCGCTATCGATCTTATTCTTAGCCATAGTGTTGCAGAGCTTTCTGCAGCAAAGGAAGAATTTGCATTAATTGACAATCAGCGAACGATTGAAATAGAAACTGGTCATCCTTTTTATCAGATCGAAAGCTGTTTGAAGTATGGAATATTAACTAAAATAGCTCTCCAAGAAATTGAATGTGGAATCATCTGGAAAAACGAAGAGGAAATGCTAAAGGAAAACGATATGTGGGTTTCCTTCATATATCCTAATGGTAAACATGGCGATATTGATATGGCAATAGCTACAGCTTACGGAAAAGAGATAAAGAACGAAAATGGATTAATACATAGTGTGCTTTTTGAGAGTAAAGATTTCAAATACGTAGAATTGATTGCAAATCAAATAATATACTTTAATCGACCTGAGCAGTATCCAAAGCTGGTAGCTAATAACAGAAGGGCATATCGTCTTTTATCAAAGTATAACAATTATCAATACTTAAGAGAATTGTATTATGACAGCAACGGTCTGTTTAACAAATCTAGCTTACGTGATAAAGCCGGAAATGTTTACAGATCCGCAACAAAGAGGACTACTGTTGAGGAACGCAATAGAATATATTCCGAACTTATTAAAAAAGGTGAAGCTACTTCTGGCTGGAAATCAGAGCAACAAGTATATGCGCTTGTTTCACAGAGATACCCTGATGCAGTGTTTCAATACCACACTGGCTGGTTAGGCATGCAGTCACTAGATATTTTTATTCCTAGTCTTTCGGTTGGTATCGAGTATCAAGGGCAACAACACTACGAAGCTATTGATTATTTTGGCGGAATTGAGAAGTTTGAAGCACAAGTAGCGGCAGATACAAAGAAACGACAATTGTGTGAGGAAAATGGAGTAAAGCTTATATACTGGAAGTATACTGAGCCAATAACTGTTGAAATGCTAAATTCTAAAATGAGGATTGTGAAATGTTGACTAACACGAGAATTCTCAAGCATGCATAACGCCAAAGCCAAAAGCCTGTGAGCCGTATCATGCCGATACAGCCCACAGGCTTTCTCCCTCTTAAATCTTCCCCGTCTTGCTGAGCTGGATCCATCCGGCTCCGCTCTTGAGCCTTCCCCAGTCACCCTTTACCTCAACGATAGTGAAAATGCCGACTGGACACTTCCTCTCAGCTTTACCGTAGCTGGTCGCTGGGCCTTTCCGGATCTCCATCGACCTCGTCACCCGGACGAGGAAAGGTACCTTCACTCCGGCTGCTCGATAAACTTCCTTCCCGTTCCAGTCGAACACGCCGTAGGCGCTCCCGGCTTTATCCGCTGCAGCCTTCGCATTGGCCAGAATGCTGTAAGCGCCGATCTGGGAGTTCACGTTGCCCCAGGACTTCCTGACTCGGTAGAGCCGAGCAGGCTTTCCATCGTAAGGGACATCAAAAGTCCAGGTGCTTCCGCCCTGTCTCACCGTGAGCTTTCCGCCGGAAGCTGTCATGATGATGTCCATGTTCTGCATCAGGACCTTCACCCCCTGCTCGATCAGGCGTCTCGCGCCGTATGCCGTAAAGACGGTTGTGCCAGGGCCCTTGGACTCAATGTTAGTCTCATAGGCAATAACGCATCCCGCCTTTCTCGCGGCCTCGGCGTTGCTCATGGAGCAGCTGTTTCCATGGTGCGGGACCTTCAGAATGAGGATCTTTCCGCCAAAGTAAGCGATCGCTTCCTTCAGTGCGTTCGGTCCGTCGCCGGTCGTGAGGAACCTCAGCTTCGGAAAATAACAGCACAGAGAGCCATCATTGGTAAAGGCCCAGGCATTCCCGTCATCATACTCCGTGAAGTGTGTGGGCTGCTTGCGCCATACTTTGAACTCGATGTCCCCCAGCGTGACGTTCCTGCCTTTGGCAAGATAGTCGATCTTCGCGCCTCTCCCCCGCGCCTGACTGATGCAGGTATTAAGGTTACCCACGTCGTCCTTCACGGACCTGCCATTGGCACTGCTCCCGATTCCGTGCTTGATGGTATCCGGATCATAGCAGAAAAATGTCCGGATATTAAAATAGCTGTCCGCCATGATCACTCTCAGGCCCTTGTAATGGTCGTAGTGAGGATGGGACAGCATCAGGTGCAGATCCTTGTATTTATGTTTCTTAAGATAACTGACGAGAGCCGTTGTCGGCGCCCCTCCGTCAAATCCATCGATTACGAGGGTCTGTCCGGTATCGCTGTGGATCACACAGCCGTCCCCATGCCTCTCATCGCTTCTGCTCGTTTTGAATCCAGGAATAAAAATTGTGGTAGCCATACTCTCCCCCTTAAATCTTTTTGATCTCAGAGAGCTTCACCCAGCCGGCGCCGCTCTTGAGTCTTCCGTAGCCGCCACGCTCCTCTACGATCGTATAGATCCCCACAGGGCATTTACGAACCGTAGCAGAAGTAGCTGCCGCACTCTTCTTGATATCGATCCGCTTACTCACTCGAACCAGGTACGGCAGCTTGCTAACCGGCTCCGTCTCCTGTTTCTCCTCCGCGGGCATGGATCCGGAATCGTACTGTGTGAGATGCCACTCTTCGATGATGGCGCAGAGCTTATCGACATAAGTCGTGCTGGTGGCGTATCCGCCGTTCTTTATGATCTGCGCAGCTTTCCGGTAGTCCGTACAGCCTTTCAGGCCTTCATACCGAAGCGCACTCCCTTTCCTGGCACCTGTCAGGTAAGCAGAGTGGTCCGCAATAGAATCCTCGATGCACGGATACCGTCTGAACTCAGCTGATACCGTCTCCGTCCCCCAGCTTCTCTGCTCTTTGGTGCTCTTCGTGTATACGCTCTTTCCATCCCAGACAGATCCCGGCCAGCTATTGCCAGAAATGGACTTTTTCATCCCGAAGCAATTGTTGGCCTTCAGCGCCAGCTCACTCTTGCCATAGCCGGACTCCAGGATGAACTGTGCGAGAGATACCGACGCGAGCACGCCGCTCTTCTTCTGATCTGCTGTAAAGAGTGGGCCGACCTTCCTCACCACTTCCGCGTTAGAGAGGTCTTTCAGCTCAGATGCCTGCGTGCTTGTACCGGAAGCCTTCTTCTCTCCATAGGAAGCTCTGAGCGCTTTCTCCGTGGCGGCATCGAAGACTCCGTTTGTCTCCAGTCCGGCGTCCTTCTTGAATGCCTGAAGCGCTGCCAGCGTGTCGTTTCCAAAGCTCCCGTCCACACCGCAGTCACCGCAGGAATAGCCGCAGGCGATGAGCATCCGCTGCAGCTCCTCCACCTCTGCTCCGCGGTCACCAACTGTAAGCCCGAACACTGCTGTTCCGCCAAGCTCTGCCGTTACCTTCTTCGCAAGATCTCCCAACCGGGAATACAGCCAGTCGCCCGGACAGCTTTTATTGGCAAACCACCTGTGGACTGTGATAACCATCTCGTCGGATTTCGGAGAGTAGTTCAGGGTCTTATTCTTATCGCCAAACCACAGGAGCTTCTTCTTGCCGTTCCTCCGGCAGATATCCACGCAGAGCCTGATGAGCGTCTGGTAGACGGCATCATTCATCCGGTAAGGGCTGTAGGTGTCCGAAGCGCACTCAATCGTCACTGCTCTCTGGTCGTTGGCCTTGGAGGATGTACACCAGGAACGGTTCTTCTCCTCCACATACATCCCAACCCTGCCGTCCCGGTCGATGCCATAGTTACTGGATGCCTTGTAAGAACTCTTTGCAAAGATATTTCCAAGACTCTCGGCAGAGACCTGCCCCACCACACAGTGGGGCGAGATCCTATCAATACTGTGTGTCCGCTGTCCGGAGTGGTTCGGACTGAGTTTTGTGTAAACCACCATCTTACTGTTCGTATAAGCCATTACTCTCCCTCCTTCTCAGCCCTGTCATGGAGCTGCTCCAATACGTCCTTGAGTTTCTCCGGGATAGGGAGTCCCAGATGGCCCGCGTTTTCAAGAACACTCAACCCTTCATTAGCCAAATAAAAGAAGGTAATAGCAGTGCGCAGGACGCTTCCTGTGCCGATCACATTGGCGTCAAGGACATGCCCGATTCCGACCAGCATGAAGATGATCACTTTCCGGCAGATCCCGCGGAAGCCAACGCTGCTGTTGAGCGTTTTATCATTGATCGCACACATGATGCCTGTGACATAATCGAGCACTACGAATACCAGCAGTGCGTACAGAAGACCGTCACATCCACCAAGAAAATACCCCAGCCATCCTCCGAGAGCCGTAATGATCAGTTGAATAAGGTTCCAGAATTCTTTCATGTCGTTCCTCCTTTGCATGAAAATAGGCACCCCGGAGGATGCCTGTGATTATGAAAACTGTATTGTAAAATTACATGAGAGTGTGACCGGCGTATTGTTCGTTATAACTTCGCCCTTATAGGTCGTCCACTTGGTGCTGTTTGAGATCTTTATCCTGACGTTTCCTGTTCCTTTCTGCAGAACACATACCGGACTGAAATCCGTGATATCAATGCCGCTGTACTTTCCTCCCGCGCTCTGGGCTTTGGTCCATGCATATCCATCCACGGTGCGGATCGTGATCGCGCCTGTCGTGACCGTTGCGGCGGCTGCGGTAATAATCCTTCCCAGCGGCAAGGACATCACGATGTCCTGTGAGTTACTGGTCATATACGCTGCCGCAATGACAACATTCCCTGTTACCAGCGACTCTCCCGCTTTGATAGTCCCGTTTGAAAGATCCGTCAGTGTGGGGATCTTGGCATTTAGTTTCCCGTTGTCCGCATACAGAAATCTGTTATCGGCAAAGGAAGATGGCGTATCGGCACCGATCACAGGAACCTGCGCGATCAGTTTCCCATCCTGTGCGCAAAGATACAGGCCATCACCGAAGCTGGTCAGCGTCTGCGCCCCGATTGTGATGATGTCGCGGATGTTCACCTGTACTCCATTCCCTGTCACAAAGAAAACATCATCTCTGAACAGGGCCTTAAAAGCGCAGTCCAGATAGTTCTCCATTGTGGCCTTGTGACCAAACGCCACACCTTTGCCTCCGTGAAGGAAATGCATCAGATAGGTGGCTGTGGAAATGTAATCAGTAAATGAGACCGTGCAGAACTGGTCCGTGATCTCATACATCACGTCATAGGAAAACTCTGTATCGAGATCATTATTCCCGCAGGTGTTCACTCCCGGCTCGATCGTGGCTTCGCTTCCGTAGACTACTGCATCTGTTTTCTTGTACTTCACCGTCACTGTGATCGAGTTCTTTCCGTTGCAGGTCGAAAAACTCACCGCGGTTGTACTCTTGAAGTAAGTGCCGTCATTATCCACTGTTCCATCCGCCAGGCACCTCTCACTGACACAAGTTGTGAACTTGGGAGCTGCATAAGGCACAAAGGTCACCGTAGCGCTCTTACTTGCAGTTCTTCCTCTTGAATCAGTGACCGTAACTGTACAGGTCAGCGATCCGCTCTGTGTTACAGGGTCGATCAGAGGAAGGTTGGATGCAGAATAGTTCTGTGAAACAGACTGATTTCCCACCTGCAGCTTGATGGTCTTGATCGTTGAGCTGTAGGCACCAGCGGTTGTGATGGCAGATACCCTGACGCCGCTCTTATGCTGGATGAACATACTCCAGGCTGAGGGGACCGGCGTATCCGTTTTATCCGCCAGCGTAATGCTCGTGAGCGTCGGGACTACACTGGACGGCACAGAAACGGTCAGCTTCACCGTAAAGCTCGAATAGACCTGTCCTCCGTAAAGGACCTGACATGTCACGTTCGCCTGCCCGGTTGCCGCATTCGGCAGGGCGTTGCACCAGGAGATCGGGATCGCGTACTCGAGCGTCTTTGTTGTCGATGTAGCGCTGCCTGAATATGTTCCAAGCGTAAAAGTTGCCTTGTACGTCGCGTCCGTGCCGGAAGTGGTGAACACTACCCTTGACTTGGTGGTGCCGTCCATCACGCCGCCAGAGGTCGTTGCCGCGGTCGGCGCCTTCTCGATCTCATAAAAAGAAAACTCCTGATCTAAGAGTTCACTGCCATCAGAGGAATCCGTCAGCTTCAGAGTAAAGAACGGCTTGCTGATGGTCAGCTGCTGACTGGTCATCTTCGTCTTATAAGTCGTGCCCATCCAGGTATCGGTCTTATTCGTCGTCCAGCTGCAGGTCTGCTTGGTCCCGTTCACATAGACGTTGATCGTTCCCTTAACACCCCATAATGTATTGCTCGCTGTAAATACCATCGTCAGCTTAGTTGTGGCTCCCGAGACCGACCCGGTTGCCACAATGGTATTTCCTAATACATCTTTAATCGTCCTCTTCGTAAGGCTCATTCCTTCTCACCTCCAAAGTCCACCTTGAAAACTCCGTCCTCATCCTCTACCGGGATGTACTCCGCAGCCCGCCTTGCCATCAGCTTCATCCCCGCTCTCATCGCATTCATAGTGACACCGTTCGACTGCTGCACCGCTCTCCACTTCACGCCCATGCCGTACTCGGTAGAAATGAAGTCGAAGTATCCACCGTCAGCTGCTGCTCCCACGGAAAGACGGTCCATAGCCTCGATCGCGTTGATGTGCATCTTGTTGTACTGCACATAAGCTATCTCCGATCCGTTCTGCAGGAAGGCCATCTTCTCGTTATCGAGGTTGATGGAATACGGAGACTCATCGCCGTCCTGCTGCTTGCCGATGTTGAGGCCGTTCTCATTGAAGCGGAAATACGTGCTGGTCTCATGCTTGTATTCAAGAAGGGCGTCCTCCTGATCTGAGACTCTCTGGTTAAGCTCCACGACAGAATCGCTGAGCGCTTCATCCGTCTGGGCAATGCTCTCCTGACAGTCCTGGATGCCGGCGGCCAACGTCCCTGTGACCGTGCTGATGGAAATCTCGATCTCGTCAGCTTTCTGAGAGACGGCACTCTCCGCATAGGTCCTAACCCGCTCCTCCGCATCCACGACTTCCTCCCTTGCCTTCTCAGCAAGCTTCCGTGAGGCATTGTCGAGCGGCTGGAAGGCTCCGTCCACAAAGGCGTAAAGCCTGTCGGACGATGTGAAATATCCGACAGTTGCACTGCTCATTACACCCAGCGGGATATAATACATCCCGTCCTCCTCTGTCGGGACCACTGTAGTCAGCCAGTTCGATGCCGCGATCGTGAAGTGGTTATCCTCCACTTCTCCCTTCAGCCACAGAATCTTGGCAGCGGTGCCGGATTCGATCGTTCCCGTGGTTGAGAAGTTTACATCCGGTATCGCCTCGTAGGTAGTTTTTGCCGTGGCATTCGCGGCGATGTCCGCCGAGGCATACAGAATCGGATAAGCAAGGTCAAACATAAGCGACGCCGCAAGGTTCTTATATCCATCCGCATTTCCGGCAATCAGATGCGCCTTCGTGACCGCTGCCGCTGCCTTGATCGCCGTGTTGTGGAGGACCCTGTCATAATTATTGGAGTTTGGAATTGATGCCGCCCTCCAGTTCGTCCCGTCATAGGTCATATTGATAACGCACCCGGCTCCGAAGTGAGTCGTTACACGGGTTGTGTTCAGATAGACCGGTATGGCGGCTGTCGCAGATCCGTCAGCAAGCGTCAGGGTAAGAGATGCGTTCCCACTGCCTGCGTACGGCAGCTTATAAGCGATCGTCTTTCCGGCATAGAGAGCGGCGTCCGTCGATACACCTTTCCAGCTTCCGGTAGCCGCTGTCTGTGTGCCTACGATATACTCGACGCTCTGGGCAAGGGCTGAGCTCGCTGTGCCTTCCGCCGCCACTGCCTTGTTGTAGGCAGCCTTGGCGGCTTCATAGGAGCTGGAGAGTGACACATCGCTGTAGGAAAAGGAAGCGTCCGTGAACACTGTAAGGTCTGTAAAATACAGGCTGTTGGTGCTCCCGGATGTATAGGAGGGCTCTGTCTTTACCCAGCTCCCTCCCGGCGGATTCGCAGTAGGTTTTGAGGGCATAGAGGAAGTAGAGCTCTGCAGGAGATAGTATCTTGTAACGCTCTGAACGTCCCTTATGGTCGCGAGCGTGATCTCTGCTTTTGCTTTTACTGCCATTTTTATCCCTCCAGCTGTGCGATGTAGGTTGCCTTATTGGTTACATCTCCGGAACTGATGTTGAGCGTGGGACCTGTGGTGGAAAGAGCTGTTGTGGATCCGTCTTTATACCACTTGATCGTTCCCAGCGCTGCGATCTGCGTAGCATTCAGCTCCGTTCCCGCTTTGTATACATGGGCTGTCAGCGTTGTCACTACTGCCGTGTTCTTGAAAATCGTGCCGTTGGAGCTCGTCACCGTCATGGTGATAGCGTCTGCTCCGGGATCTCCCTGGTCACCTTTCCCGCCCTTAATGTTGTTGACATACACCCACTTAGCCGCGGAAGCTGCACCCGCCACCGTACAGCGGTAGGTGTTGTAGGTACTGGTATTCAGGTACATGTCACCGACATTTGCCGCCGTGATGCCGGAGCCCGAGAAGACCGTTGCTGTTGTACTCGTTCCTGTGATTTTGGTACCCGTGTACCAGATTGCCCCGGGGCCAATATCACCTGTCTGTCCCTTGATATTTCCGACATAGACCCACTTTGCAGCAGACGCTGCTCCTCCTACCGTACAGCGGTAGGTATTCATGGTATCGGTATTCAGGTACATATCACCAACCTGGGCATTTGAGATACCAGAGCCCGAGAATGCCGTAGCAGTCGTACTTGTACCCGTGATCTTGTTACCGGAATACCACTGGGCGCTGCTGCCGGCCGCGCCTGTCTGCCCCTTAAAGGAGATCTGGAAGGTGAACAGCTTATGAATTACGATGTTTCCGCCATCAAGGGATACCGGGATGTCCACCGTTCCGCCCTGCGTCACGGAAGTCGATACGCTGATGGTGATGGTTGGCTGCGTAGCGTCAGTATCCACGGAAGTCGTAACTCCTGACGGTGCCACGATCGCGGAGTTATCGACGGTCGCCGGGACCTGGCCGCTGCCGCACATGGCGACAACCGTCGTGGTCGTACTTCCCGCCAGCGCCGCAACAGTGCTTCCGGCAAAGGTAAATGAATCGTTCGTCAGTATGACGGAATAGCCGTCTGTAAGGTCGACGATACTGATCTGGTCTGAACTTTTAATAGCCATTTGAATTCTCCTTTTATTCAATGATCATGCTGCAGCGGAAAGTGACCTTCACGTCCACGTCCTCCGCACTGAGCGCAAAAACAAATCCGCCATCAGACAGTCTCCTGTCATCAGCGGATATAACGCCATATCGGTCCTCATCCATCCGGAGCCACTCCCACTCAAGCCTTGCTGTGTTTCCGAACACAGCCCTGAGCTGCTCTCCTGTCGTGATTCTCTGGCTTCCGTAATAGATCGTCACGGTAAGGACCGTAGCCACCCCCGTGTTCTTGAACACGGTACCTTTACTGGAATCAATCCTGAGGAGCACTGCCGCTTCTCCGTCAGCCCCCACTGCGCCGGAAAGACAGGTCGGTGAGGACGTCTTTTTATTTCCGCTGGCATAGGTCGTGACGGTCTTCTGCCACATGTACATGCCGTCTACCCACTCCGGCGCTTCAAGGCTCCATCCCGGATCATCGTCAGAAGGCGGCACTGTCTCCGAGTTATTAAGGGCATAAAAAACAGCCACATCCGTGACTGTGCCCTGTACCTGTGTGCTGATCTGCGAGACAGTCCTTGTAACCCCCTCAGCTGTCTCCTCGACTGTATTAACCCTTGCCGTGAGCGCCTGTACGGTCGATCCGTCCGCCTTACTCTCAAGAGATGTCTGCACATCCCCGATCTCTGTTGTAAGGCCGTTGATGGTCTGTTGCTGAGTAGAATACTGGTCAGACAACTGTGAGATGCTGCTCCCAAGAGGAGTCACTGCCTCCGTGATGTCCGACTGCCAGACCTTTTGGGTGATCTGGCCCTGGACTTCTCGAACCTGCGTCTGCAGCGTCTGCGTAGCCTGCGCGTTCTCCCCGATCTGTGTGTTCATGGTCTCGTAGGTCGCTTCCAGCGTGGTCTCGTTCATCACGACTCTAGATGCATCAACAGAGAGCGTCCCGTCATCAGTAAGCTCCCTAGCTACGGACCGGATGTTCAGCTTGGATCCATCGATTGCGGCATTGTTTGCCACCATACTGTCCACGATGAGTCCATCTGGTACGCCGTCAGCCGTGATGCCATCCGGAGACCAGATGAGTTTCCCCGATGCGTCCCACAGATAGTAATTGAAATTTCCCTGTCCGTCCTTACCGATCTGAACCCTGGGTGTCCCATTCGCGTCCTTGATAAGGATGGTGGCTCCGTCGATGGAAAGAGCTCCGTCCCTGGAGCCGATCTTAATAAAGTCAGTATAGATGGTCGCTGCTGTGACGTTTCCCGCCATGAGGTCATCCATGACCGCCTGTGCGATCGTGGCGTCCTCGATCACGATGTTGTCGCCGGTCAGGTGGATCGCCTGCAAGGTGCCGACTCCGGCATTGCCCGCCAGCAGGCTCTCGATATTGCCGGTCGCCGCCTGCAAAGCTGAGACATTCGCATTCGTGGCATTAAGGTCCGTGATTGCCGCCTTCTCCGCAACCAGGTGCTCAATCTCAGCGTCGGCTGCCTGCAAGGCCGCCACGTTGGCGTTTGTGGCGTTCAGATCGACCACGTCTGCCTTCTGGGCAAGGAGCGTATCGATCTCTCCGACCTGGACATGTAGGGCGCCGATATCCGCGTTCGTTGCCTGCAGCTTATCCGTCACCACATGTTTAAAGGCTGTAAAGTTCTCCGACAGGGAAGTAAGGACTGCTGCCGTTCCCCTGCTCATGGAAGAAGCCAAGGTCAGAAGTGTCGCTCCAAGTGTCAGCCTGGAGTTCTCCGGGTGAAGAAGGTCCAGATAGATCTTCTGGATCACCATGTAATCATCAAGGCCATGAGGCTCCGATACCACCCGGATACTGTCCCCCACTTTGCAGCGTTCGATATCAACATTCAGAAGATGAAGGTCCACCGCTGTGATCGTGATTGTAGTAGACAGAATCCTCTGGCGATTCAATACCTCAGTCCCCTTCCTGAGAAGGTTCTCCGGAAGCTCCACGTCATCGTACTCCACGACCTTGACGATCCTACCGTAGATAGCGATGGCGTCCGGATCTTCGATGTAATCCTTTCCATCGTTCACGCTCTTGATAGTGAGCCTCTCATCCGTCTCCTCATCACGTTTCCCGAGTGGAACGATCACGGTAGCGAGGCTGTCACAGTCTCCTTCTCTCGTCAGGTCGAGGATATTTTCTCCGAACCGGATCACCTGCGAGTTGGTGTGACCGAAATCCTCAATGTAATCGATGTATCGCACTCCTCCTTCATGCCTGATCCTGACATAACCTCCCAGCCGGTTGATGAGCCGGTCCTCGATGGTCTTCCAGGTGTTTTCGTAAGTACTATAGCGGTACAGGCTGTCATTGCTGTCCGTGACAGTCACCTGTCCGACTGTAAACCGCTTTCTCTCATCCACATCCGCGTTGTGCTTAGTGATAAGATCTGTAAAGTAATCCTTCACACTGATGTCATGGTACTCGTGATAGCGCTGAATGCTGTCGAGAAGGTAGGAAAGCTCTCCCTCGCACTCGATCGTACGGTTCCCGTAAAAATCAAATCCGTCAGAGAGGACCCTGCCGGTGTACAGCCAGTCCTCATCCTGATAGACAGATAGCTCTGAATACATCTTCCGGAGCTGATCAATATCCGGATGCGTCGCTGGGATCGTGAATTTTAACGTCCCCGTTTTATTGACCTCCAGATCCAGAGTCATGTCTGTCAGGCCCCTCTCCGGGATGCGGGGATCATAAAAGAGCTCCCCGTCAAGATAGATCAGATACATTACAGACACCCCCTCCGGAAAGTAAACGTGATGGATGATGCACCTGTCACATGGACCTCATTTTCAAAAGGCGCAAGGACAAGTCCCGGAACTGTCTGCTCACCCTGGGCAAGGTCATAGGACTTACATCCGATAAAGAGCTGACAGGCATTTGGTGCATTCACAGTAGGCACAGCCGGCATCCGCAGATTCTCCACTGTCCCGCTCCCTTGAAGCGTTACCTCATACACTTCAGACTCATACCGGTAAGGCTCCGCGTCTACTGTGACCGTCATAGTCCCGGCAGTAGCGATCCTCTTGGGATCAGTGATAGAGCATCTCCCGACATAGTAATGGCCGGGATCCTCGTCGAAGGTGACGTGGACTACCCGGCCGTGAAACTTATTGAATATATGAAAGCAGGTCTCTACCCACTTTTCCCTGTTTGTCTGTGCGGCAAGCTCCAGCTTAATCTCCCGGTTGCCGTAGGTAACATCCCCGGTCAGTACTTCCGACAGGTCAAGCCTGCCGCTCCTGCCAGGGACCTCCAGAAGCACTGTGTTCGGCTCCGGCATCCCTACGCAGTCGCTGTTCGTGATAATGGCGCCCCAGTCGCGGAGGGTGTGCTCGTCACCGATCAGTGCGCCTGTAAATATACTCTTCATCGATTCCCACGCCCTCCTCTCATGGAATATTTGGCAAGCCCGGCATCAATCGCCGGAAGAAGGTGCCCCACAAGGGTGCCGTCCTCCAGGTAGATTCCACGGCTTGAGTTGTCAGCGATGATAGCCAGGTACTTCTCGATCCAGGCAACGTTCAGTCTCTCATCAAGCATGGCTGAGAGCTGATCATAGAATCCCTTCAGTGGAAGGATCGCTTCTGCGCCGGCTTCGCCACCTGCCATGATGGAGGATCCATTGATTCCGAACATGGTGGGCTTGGTCATGATACCGCCTTCCTTATACCAGCTCACAGAGAAGTGTGGCGTCGACGGTGGCATAAGGGAGAAATGCCCCCAGATGCTTACGTGCGGGAGTTTTAAGTGCGGCAGCGACCAGGAGAAGTTGAAGAAGGACCGCATCTTGTCGATGGCGGTTTTCACCATATCCCTTGCCTTCTGCACCGGATTTACGATCGCTGTTTTGATCGCGTTCCAGGTGGAAGTAGCCTTGCTCTTGATCCCGTTAAACACGTTTGCTGTCGTAGACTTGATCGCATTCCATACATTACTGATCGTACTCTTGATCGCATTAATGATGGTTGTGATCGTCGTCTTGATGTTGCTCCATACACTGCTGGCAGTATTTTTGATACTACTCAGTGTGGAGCTGATGAACTCCCTAATGGCATTCCACACATTTGTGATGGTGTTCCTGATGGCCGTGATCACAGACGAGACTGTTGCCTTAATGGCATTCCAGATGTTTGTGAAGGTCTGGCTGATCGCGGTAAGCACTGTACTTACCGTAATTTTGATGCCTTCCATCACGCCGGTAAAGAACAGGACCAGTGCATCCCAGAGCCCAGTGAAGAACTCCTTGATGGCCGTCCACGCCTCATTCCATGTGGTACCAAACCAGGAAAGGATCACCTCCGCGATGCCCTTGATCGTGTTAAGAGCGATCTCGAACAGTCCCTTCATACCCTCCCAGATGGAAGAAAAGATCTCGCTTACGCCCTGCCATACCAGCGTCCAGTTGCCCGTGAACAGGCCGCTGAAGATGTCAAAGATCCCGGTGATCACACCCAGGATCATCTGCAGCTGCGTCGCGATGGCGTTAAAGGCGCCGATGAACACAGGACCGAGGAACTGGCAGAGGCCGTCCCAGACAGTCCGGATAAAGGCCGCAATGTCGGAAAAGCTAAATCCCAAGGCATTTAGCCGTTCTTTTATCCCCTCCACAAATGTGGAAATGGTGGATTTGATCTTCTCCCACGTCCCGATGATGGCTTCCCGGAATCCCTCGTTAGTTCTCCATAAATGTAAAAACGCAGCCACGAGGACTGCGATCACTGCTACGACTGCGAGCACCGGCGCGGATACGCCTCCAAGTGCTGCTCCTATTTTCCCGAGTACGCCGTGAGCGCTTCCCACGGCTACCTTCATTTTTCCAAAGACACTGGCCAGCTTTACAAAGCCCTGCATGGCCACGCCAACCTTGGAGATACAGGTCCCCAGTACCACAAGAAACGGCCCGAGAGCCGCTACGAACAGACCGATGCGAAGAATGGCGTTTCTCTGTCCTTCGCTCATGCCGTTCAGCCTGTCGATGAATCCCTGGACTCCCGTCACGATCTTCCGGATCGCCGGCATAAGCGCGTCACCGAATGAGATCGCGAGCTCCTCGATCTGGGACTTCAGAATGGTGAGCTGGCCGTTCAGGTTGTCCTGCATGACCGCCGCCATCCTCTCGGCCGCTCCGCTGTATCCGTCGACTTCATCGGAGCAGGTGGAGATCGCCGTCTCCAGCTTCTCGATGTCTCCAGGCGCCGCGTTCATCAGTGCCAGGAACCCGGACATGGCGTTCTTGCCGACCAGTGTTTCCGCTGCCGCCGCCTTCTCGGACTCCGTCATCTTGGAAAAGGCGCCACGACAGTCCGCGATGATATCGGAGAAATCCCTCATGGATCCGTCCGCGTTCGTGGTTTGGATCGTCACATCCCCCAGGGCTTTGCCGGACAGCTTCAATTCTCCCTGCAACTGTGTCATGATGGTTCGGAGGGACGTGCCTGCCTGGCTCCCCTTAATGCCGCTGTTGGCCATAAGACCGATCGCCTCAGCCGTATCCTCAGCGGAATACCCCAGCGCGCCGGCGATCGGCGCGCAGTACTTGAAGGTCTCGCCCATCATGGATACGTTGGTGTTGGCGTTGGAAGAAGCCGCTGCGAGAAGATCTGCAAAGTGGCCGCTGTCACCGGCCGTCAACCCGAATGCCGTCAAAGCATCTGTTACGATGTCTGATGTCGTTGCTAGGTCCTCCCCAGATGCCGCGGCAAGGTTCATGATGCCGTCGATACCGGAGAGCATGTCCTCTGTCTTCCAACCTGCCATAGCCATGTAGTTCATGGCCTGCGCAGCCTCCGAAGCAGAGAACTTTGTCTTTGATCCCATCTCGCGGGCCTTATCCCGGAGGGCGTCAAAGTCAGATCCAGTTGCTCCGGATACAGCAGCCACCTGGCTCATGGCGGAATCGAAATCCGCGGAAGTCTTCACTGCAGCCGCGCCAAGCCCTGCCACCGCCCCGGAGACAGGCATCACCGCGCGCCCAGCGCCGGCTATCGTATCTCCGACCTTCTCTAGCTTCTTTCCGGCTTCATCGATCTTGGACAGAACAGTGCTAGTCGTTTCCGCCTCCTGCTGCAGGCGCCGCAACTCTTCCTCCGTCTCGATGATCTCCCTCTGCAGGGCATCATACTTGTCCTGGCCGAGAGTACCTTCCTCCAGCTGCTGCCTTGCCTGTTCCTGAGCCGTCTTGAGTGCATCCAGTTTTTCCTTTGTGGCATTAACTGCATCCTTCAGGAGCTTCTGTTTCTGGGTGACGAGGTTGGTGTTGGAGGGATCCAATTTCAGGAGCTTGTTCACGTCCTTCAGAGAGGACTGAGTAGTTTTGATCGTAGCGTTAACGCCTTTCAGAGCCTTATCAAGGCCTGTAGTATCGCCACCGATCTCGACGGTGATCCCCTTTATCCTGTTCGCCATACCTCATCACCTCCCTTCAGGGCAAAATAAAAGCACCAGCCATTTCTGACTGATGCTTTTAATTCTTTAGTATTACATTGTTATAGTAGCCCTAACCTTATCCCTTCTCTGATAAGAAAACTATGATCCCAAAGAGTCATACCATATTCATTAGCTAATTCCCAAGCATCTCTTGTAAAAAATGCGGAAGTAACAACCATTCCAATGTTCGCATGCTTTCTTAATTGAACATCGTGTAATCCCCGTATTATTTCAACGCCCACGTTTTTACTATAGTGCTTACATTCTCCAATAATAGTTACAAATACTCCTCTAACTGTATCCGCAGCCTCGAAGTCAAATCCCCCATCCCTAGTACGTTTGGTGATTCTAACTCTTGGATAACCTAGTTCTACAAGAATACTTCCAACAAAGAGTTCAAATTCTCTACTATTCATAGCGGCTAAAGTACGTCTTGCTTTTATAGATGGAGTTACATTCAACTCTAAGTTGTTTGAGTACTCTTCGTCATCACATTCCACTATATGGACTATGGGCTGTCTGGTATATTCAGCCCCTATAATTCTATTCTCCTCGATTTCAAGGCAACCTACCGGATACTCTGACACATGAATTTCGATTTTGATTTCCGCTCCGCATTGACAGCCCATCGAGCCTTCTAAATAGTGATCATATCCTACCCCCATTGGCCGTTCTTCAAATGATTCAGCTTCATCAAAATATATGTCACGTAAATTTACTCTATACATTTGACCACAGCTATTACACCGTAAATGACTAATACCGCTTATTCGAATCATCTTGGCTCCTATTGCATTTTATAAATTAGCAATTTTTATATAAAGAATAGTATAATACAAAATATTATGTCAATTATGACTGGAAATCAAAACTTATCAAAATCAGCCTGCTCAGCAAGTCTCCTGTACTTCACGCCGTCGTTGGACTTCTCAGTCCAGATATCGAGAACGAGCCCGATCGTAACAAGGTCGAGATCCCTTATGGAGATCCCGACCTCACAACATCGCAGAAGGAACAGCGGCGTGGTCATTTCCCGCTCACTTCTGCCAGTCCTTTTTTTGCCTGTACGTCCGTCATCAGATTATCACCCCACAGCTCCAGGATCTGCGGCAGCACCTGGTAGATCGAGAACATCTCGAACTGATCCAGCCACTCGTCGATAGTCTTCGGAATCGAAGGATCCGCATGATAGGCCATGATATAAGCCACGTTCTCGAAGATCTCCAGATCATCGATCTGCAGTTCTTCCTCTCCCTTCTTCCGCTTGCTGTAGGACTTCTCGAGCTTCGAGAGGTCCTTGAAGATGTCCCTCTTGAACTTTGCCCGGTAGAGCCTCGGCACTGTCGCCGAGGACCGGAACACTACGTCCTTGCCGGAAATATTGATCGTGCGCTCTATCATCCTTCACCTCCGCCGCTTACGGTCTCTTCTTCAATGGTCGGTACATAGACAGACTTGTACCAGTTCGCGTATGTCGCTGCGTCCGTAGACTCGCCGGTCTTGGACTTGACCAGACCATCAGCCCTGGGATCCGCCGCGATCGTCAGCTTCTCTGTACCAGGCTCGATAGTGTCTTCCTTTGTTTCCGACTCGATAGACGGACGGGAAGATGTACAGTTGTACATGACGTGACGGATGCAGTTCACATCGCCGTCAAACTCAAAGAGCAGCGCGAACTTCACGCTCTCCTTGGTCGTGATCTTCTCAACCAGTACGCCTTTCTTGTCCAGTACCTCCTGCAGGATTTCCGTCCTGAACCAGTCAGGGATCAGCGCCATCTCCAGGTCGCCGGAATAGCCGTTGTTGGTCACAGAGCGGAAATACACGATGCCGTCAGCATAGAACGGTGTGGATTCACCTTCCGCGTCCAGCGAGAGGCTGACCGCACCAGGAATCGCCCTGGGAGTCGCGTAGTTGTAAGAACGCACCCCTTCCACTTCCGTCTCTGTGAGCTTGGCGACATGAACATTCTTCAGATTATATTTGACCTTGTTTCCCATGTCTTAACCCTCCATTTGGAATGAATATAGGACCTCATACAGCTTCTCGGTGTCGATCCACACCTCTGTCTTGTCATAAAAAATACCGTGCTCATCCAGCACGGCTTCGACCTTTCTCTCCACCTCCGGGTCCTTGGCGTCGGTGTAGAGCTCAATATGTACATCGTTGATCTTGTAGTAGACCTTCCCATCCGCCGAGAAGTTATCGCTTCCCGGCAACAGGTAGGTAATGAAGGGAGGATCGACGGCTTCCCCTTCCGCAAAATGATCGTAGGCAGAAGGGATGTCGATCTCCCCCATAATGGCGAGTAGTTCATCCATTTGAAAGCCCCCTTATAATATCTGCCTCCAGTTGCTTCTCTCCGACCTCTTCCGCCGGTGCGATATGCGGGAAAGCCCTGGTGCGACCGCCATTTCTCTTGGCGTGGCCGTGTTCCAGGAGATGGGCCAGCATATACCGCGAAGGGGAATAGACCGTGACCTCCAGTACCCTTGAGGACTCCTTGGTCTTTTTTGTCCTCCAGCTCTTCGCGTATTTCCCGCTTCGCTCCGGAGCACCGGCTTGGATCTCCTTCCGAACAGTCTGTCCAGCCTTTGTGACGGCCTTTTTCATGGTCTCCTCAGCGAGTTTGTTGTACTCCGTAAGCTCCTCCATAACCGCATCCGCAAGGCCATCAATCGATACTTTCTTTCCCATATCATCGTCTCACTTTCCGGCAGCGGAACTTGATTCCGCGTCGCTTGAAATTTAAATGATCCACTGCAAGGATGTCGTAAATCTCATCACGAAAAAGAATCCGGTGTGTGGTAGATCTGACTGCAGAAGTCTTGCTGCAGTACCTGACTGTGACGTTCATATCTGTCGTCTCTACGGTTTCTCCCACTACCGCCTGTTCCTTACCATTTTCTCCACTGATCGTGGCATGACAGGAAAAGTAATCCACCCAAGTGTTCTTGTGGTTCCCGTACTTATCAGTTACGACAGCATTCGCCTGAATCATCACTCTCTCATTTAATGCCGCGATATCCATCAGAAGTATTCTCCTTCCCGTATGCCGAATAAAAGTGCTCTGAGTGTGAGGAGCATTTGATTGTGATCGGCTTCCTCTCGGTGTTCATACTGGTAGGCGACCGCATACATAACCGCGATCTTTGCGTTCTCTTTCTGCTCAAAGGCCTCTGCATCCTCTATTCGTGCCACATCCATGCAAGTGCGCTGGGAGGAAGCGATAAGCCCCTCTATCAGAGCATCATCATCCACATGATCTACCCGCAGATAGTTCTTCATTTCTTCCAGTGTTATGATCATCTCTTTCACCCATATATACAGGTGCGATGCCCATCACGAGCATCGCACCACATCACATCAGTTACGTCGCTTCCAATTAGGAAGACGCCTTCTGCTGCAGAACCTTCACTGCTTCCGGAAGGATCAGCTTGGCATCGACACGCTTGCTGGCAAGGAAGCCAACCTGGCCAAAGTCAGCGTATCTCTCATTCAGGCGCTTGAAGGTAATTCCCTTTCTGTCGCCAATCCAGTAGTAGGAAAGGTCACCGAACAGAATAGTTTTGGCGCCAGCTGCAATATTGGGCATGTAAGCGGATGTATACAGGGGCTTGCCCAGAAGCATATCAGGCTCACCCTGACGAAGACCAGGCTGCCACAGATACTGGCCGGAAAGATCCTTCAACTTACGAATCGCTCTGATACTGCCATCGTTGAGTACCCAGATCGCATTCTTGCGATAGGGAGACTTCAGGCTGTAGTAGAGATCGATCAGCTCGTCTGCTGTGATCGCCGCGGCGCCTGCCGCGGTCACACCCACCTGGGCGCCGGCTGTTGCATGCAGAATACCGGTAGGCTTCTTGCTACCATCACCGATGAGGAATGCCTCCTCTTCCTTTGCACCGATGCGACGAGTGAACTCTTTGGAAATATAGGACTGGAGATCGAAGGCAGAATCGTCCAGAAGTTCCTCAGATACCTTGATGAGCGTACCGACCTTATGCGCATCGATCTGCTCCTGTGCGAAGACATCATCGCTCTCGCCGTAGGCCTGTCCTTCATCGATCCAGTTGGCGACACCCTTGGTGGCGACCACCGGGATCTTGTGTACACCGTTGGAAGTCGTAAAGACATGTGCGTGTGCACGAATCACGTTGTCCTCCTCCAGTGCCTGTACAAGAGTTCTCTCGAACTCATCCGGTACAAGATAGCCACCTTCGCTGTCAACACCCTCAGACAGAGCATTGCGAATCTCATAGGAGAGTCCGTTCCTGGATCTGACCTGATTCCAGAAAGCATCTCTGTATGCGTCGGATGCTGTGCCGATCTTTTCATCCTTCTTCTTAGCCTCCGGCTTTGTGGTAAGCGGCGCCATCAGAGGAGCTTCCATCTCACGGCCCATAGCATCCAGCTTCTCCTGACGCTCGATCTCACGGCCGAGATCAACGATCTCCTGCTCCATCCTCTCGTAGACTTCTGTATCTTCTGCAGAGAGAATTCCCTTCTCGCTGCGATGTGAGTCCAGAAATGCCTTTGCCTGCTCCCATGTCTTTGCTCTCTTTGTACGAAGCTCATTTACCTTACTCATAATCGTTTCCTCCTTAGGGTTTAATAAGGCCGAGTCTCTTTTCGAGCTCGGCGATCGGTGTTCCGCTGCTGTGCGGTGATTCTGTTTCTTTGGCTGCCGGAATCGCGGCCGCCTGCGCAGGTGTAACCTGAGGCCCCACTTCCGCTATCTTGTAGCGGGAGATCATCAGGTTCATCAGATGCGTCTCAGTCTCTTTTCCGGAAAAAGAGTAGGCCGGCATTTCTGCTTCCATCCTCTTTTCATCCTTCAAGAGATCATCCGCAAACCCAAGCTCAATGGCCCGATTTGCATTCATCCATGTCTCCGAGTCCATCAGGTGAGACAGCTTTGCCCGAGACAAACTCGTTTTGATCTCATAGGCATTGACGATGCTCTCCTTTACCTCATCGAGCATGGCGATCGCCTTCTCCATATCCTCATGGTTGCCATAGGCAAGTGTCATAGGGTTATGGATCATCATAAGCGCTGTGGGTGCCATCAGGACCTTAGTGCCTGCCATGGCGATGACAGAGGCAGCGCTGGCTGCAATGCCATCGATCTTGACGGTGATATCGTCCTTGTAGTCCATCAGCATGCTGTAGATCTGGCTTGCCGCAATGCAGTCTCCTCCGGGAGAGTTCAGCCAGATCGTCACAGGACCAGTTCCTGCAAAGAGCTCGTCATGAAACATCTTCGGTGTCACGTCATCATCAAACCACGACGTTTCCGCGATGGTTCCATAGAGCTCAAGGACTCGTTCCTGTTCTCCTTCTGTTTCGGCCTGGTTCTTCCATTCCCAGAACCTCTTCTGTGTCCTCATCAGGATCAACCTCCTTTTCTGTATCGTTATCCTTTCTATAAGCAGCACCGGCATCAGTGAGCGGTACCATGTTCCCGTTTACGAGATATAGATTTCCGCCAAGCTCTTCTGGAATCAGATCCAGGTCTTCGAGCTGCCTTATGTCATTGGCACTCATCCAGCCGTTCTGCCTGGCAGTGGCATAGCCATTCATGCGGCTTTCATAGTCCCCACGTAAGAGCCCCTCGACGTTAAACTTGAAGAAGTACTCCTTCTTCTCATCCTCCGACAGAAGCGCCCGATGCATGGACTGCTCCCAGCGAATCACCCAAGGGTCCAGCGTGTACTTCACAAACTCCAGAGACTGCTGCTCAATATTAGAAAAGCTCGACTTTTCCAGGTCTCCTACCATATGGGGAGGGACTCGGAAAATTCGAGCTATTTCGTTGATCTGAAATTTTCTGGTTTCCAAAAATTGTGCCTGCTCAGGAGAAATGGAAATGGGCGTGTACTTCATTCCCTCTTCCAAAACGGCAATCTTATTACTGTTGTGGGATCCGCCAAAGGTCTGCTGCCAGCTTTCCCTGACACGGCTAGGGTCCTTGATGGTGCCAGGATGCTCCAGTACGCCGCTTGGCGCTGCACCGTTTGCAAAGAACTTACTACCATACTCTTCCGTTGCAATCGCAAGTCCGATGGCGTTCTTTGCCATGGCGATCGGTGAGTAGCCGACCAGCCCATCAAAACCAAGCCCTGGGATATGCAGCACGTCGCTCGGAGATAGCCTCACCTTTGAGTCCTTGTTGATCGGCGCGTCGTCGCTGCTCACAGTGTACTCGTAATAAAGCTGTCCCCATTCGTCGCGATCAACTGCCATACGATCTGGCATCAGCGGATACAGCGCAATGACCTCTCCTTTCCCGTTCCGGATAATCTGCGCGTATGCGTTCCCCCAGAGCAGCAGGTGCGTCATCAGTGTTTCCCGGAATACGAAAGATGTCATCTCCGGATTGGGTTCGTCATGTACAAGTGTATAAATGGTATGATCCACCGCCTTTTCCGTACCAGTTTCTGTGTACCGGTACACATGGAGAGGCAAGCTTGCCACCGCCTCTGACAGGATCCTCACGCATGAGTACACAGCTGTCATCTGCATGGACGACCTCTCGTTAACCCTTTTCCCGGAACTGCTGCTTCCCATGAAAAAGCTGTATACACTCCCCGCTGTACTGTTTTGAGGTTTGTCCCTGGACCGGAATAAGCCGCTAAAGATTCCCATATCAGATCACCATCCTTTCTTAAAATACAAGAAGCCCACGTGTATCGTAGACACTCTCACTGGTGTCGTTTCCGCAGCGAATCGCACGGTCTAGGGCCATGATACATGCAATCGCTCCATCGATCTTCTCTGTACTCTTTGCCTTGTCCGCCTTGATATTCCCTGCCGGATCTGTGCGAATAAAGATGTTATCCATGTTCCAGCGAAGGACCGGATGCCCACCATGAGCGATTCGCTTTTCCAGAGTCAGCTTCATCAGTTCCTTTGTCGGCGGCGACATTGAAGCAAAACCCTGTCCCATGGGAACGACTGTGAATCCCATTCCCTCCAGGTTCTGCACCATCTGAACGGCACCCCACCGGTCAAAAGCAATCTCCCTGATGTTATAGAGCTCTCCGAGATGTTCGATAAATTTCTCAATAAACCCATAGTGCACGACGTTTCCTTCCGTCGTCTGAATGTATCCCTGCCGCTCCCAAACATCATAGGGAACATGATCGCGGTTCACTCTAAGCGGCAGTGTTTCCTCTGGAAGCCAGAAGTATGGAAGGACGTAGTATCGGTCCTCCTCATTTTCTGGCGGAAATACAAGACAAAAGGATGTCAGATCGGTTGTACTGGAAAGATCTAAGCCTCCGTAGCAGACACGGCCCTCCAGTTCTTCCGGATTAACAGGAAACGCACAGGCATCCCATTTTTCCATTGGCATCCATCGCACTGCTTGTTTCACCCACTGGTTCAGCCTCAGCTGCCGGAAAGCATTCTCCTCTCCCGGATTCTGCCTTGCCGAGTCACATGCAGCTTTTACCTTATCCATGCCGATCGTCTCACCAAGAGAGGGGTTTGCTTTCTTCCAGATCTTGGGATCCGTCCAGTCCTCATCATTACCGGCACCGTAGATCACAGGGTAAAATGTACTGTCCTTCTTACGTCCCTCAATGATATCTAAGGCCTTCTGATGGGTTTCATAGCAGATACTATTTGTATCCGTCCCCGCTGTAGTAATCAGAAAATACAGCGGCTGCATCCTCGCATCACCGGATCCCTTTGTCATAACATCAAAGAGTTTTCGATTCGGCTGGGTATGCAGCTCGTCGAAAACGACGCCGTGTATATTGAAGCCGTGCTTAGAATAAGCCTCGGCGGACAGCACCTGATAGAAGGAGTTTGTAGGCAGGTATAAGATTCGTTTCTGTGAAGCCAGGATCTTACAGCGTTTTTCCAGCGCCGGACACATCCGCACCATATCTGCTGCCACGTCAAAGACGATGGTTGCCTGGCCACGATCCGCGGCGCATCCATATATCTCCGCTCTCTGCTCCCCGTCGCCGCAGCAAAGTAAAAGAGCGATCGCCGCAGCCAGCTCGCTCTTCCCATTCTTCTTCGGTATTTCCACGTAAGCTGTATTGAACTGTCGGTAGCCATTTGGCTTAATTATTCCGAACAAATCTCGAATAATCTGTTCCTGCCAGTCCAGCAGTTTAAACGGCTTCCCCGCCCATGTCCCTTTTGTATGGCAAAGGCACTCGATAAAATCTACAGCGTAATCTGCTAGTTCTTTATCATAGACGGAATCTTTCGCCATGAACCGTGTAGGTTTGTATTTCTTCAGTTTCTTCATATCCTTGCCTCAATTAAGACATCAAAAAAGGACCCGCTCACGGATCCTTAACATAAACACTTCTTATAGCTGATCTTCAAATACCAAATTTCTTTAATTCTTCAGCACACATGGCGGCCTGCTTGCCAATGGTCTTATTGTCTTCATATCCGGGTAAGGGTGCTTTCCTCGACTGATAAACAGAGGTCTGATAAAGACTCAAAATCGGTACCTGTTTCCCATTTAGTTCAAAATAACTCTTTCCAGCACTTCCTGTCGCCCCGAGATATTTTCTGTGAAAATCCAGATAATAAAGGTTCTTTCCAATTATAGCAACAATATCTGGATTTATAATTTCAATTTCTTTACGGATAAATGGGGCATAATATCTGCAATAAGATTCCAGATGACTTCCGTCCTTTATAGTCGATCCTCCACCACGTTTATTGATATCCATAACGGCAAAGCGAATTGCAGCGTCACTGTTAGCCAGACTTTTTCTCTCAATGCCGCAGATCACCTTATACATTTCTGCGATCCGCTCTCTCATTTTTCCATTCCAGTCATCTATGCCAGTTTGATAATACTTCCGGTAATCATCAACTGTATTCATTTTCTCATGCACTGCTGCGCTGTAATCATTATCGTTTGCCTCAGAAGAGATAAACAGCACTTTTACTTTTTCGTTTTTGAAAGTGTTCTCATCGATAATGCCATCTCTTCTGAAATGGTTTTTACCGATATTATTGTTACCGCCATTTGTGATCTTCCACAGCCATTCCGGTTCATTCTGCTGGACCTTTTCCCATTCTACAAACAGGCTTTCAAGATCCGTCATATTAAGGTCTGAAAGCTGGCAAGGTGGCTTGATATCCGCATCAGATACTTCATATTTGCTTTTCCTTTTTGTTCTCTTTGCAGGTATGTAATCCTCCCATTCTGTATTCTCTCTCTGGATTCGCGCTTTCGATGTTTTCTTTTTCTTAGGTTTTAAATCCACCCATTTATCATCTTTGCTTTCTTTCTGTGGCTTTGATGGGAGAATATTAACCACATCACTATTCTCCCCGATCAGCTCATTCTCGATGTACTGCTTCAGATCACTCAGGTCCTTTTTATAGTCTACGATATGCCTCGTTTTCATAGTGAATCGGTGAGCATACTTTCCCTCATCATTCTTGATCTGTTTATACACCCTGAAAACCTGCTGCTCTCTGAAGTATGTGATTTTATATTCAATTTTGCCCGTTCTGTCTTCCTTATAGTAAACGCCTTTAGTTTGATGCCCCCTTGCCATGAACACTCCTATTCCCGTCATCAGCACCTCTTCGGTACAATGACCTTATTCGCACACTGTCGTTTCCGTCCGCTTTATACTGTAAAAGGAACGCAATATCCTCTTTCCATTTCTCGACTGCTCGGTTATATTATTATACTTCAAATGGACTTCATTACTCCAAATTATGCCGTCTTTCTCTGGAAATAAAAAAAAGACCGACCGGTCTTCGCTACGAGAAACAGCCCGCTATGGGCTGCGTCTCCGGTATATTCGCAGTTTGCTTACTTCTGCTGCATCGCCCAGGCAATCGCGTGGCCGTCATCCTCGAACTCGACCTCGCTGGCTTCTCTCAGCCCGATGATCCCTTCGCAGGAAAGGTCATCGTCCAAATGCTCGTAAACCGCTCCGAAGTAGCTGGGCTTTCCCGCCCCGTTGTAGTAGTGGCCTGCGAGGAGGATCTTGTCTCCGAAGGTAAGGACCTTGCTCCAGCGGCTTTCGAGGTCCTCGGGTGTGGTGGGATTCGGCAGTCTGTAGTTTCTCATTGCTTTTTCGATCGTCATCTCTTTGTCCTCCTTATCTTACCTTGCCGGTTCTGACTACTCTGAGTTTGTAAACTTCTTCGAATGTGGCGCCCTTGAGGCTGATCCCGAAGGTAAGCTCGATCTGGTCCTGGGCTTCAAATCTGTTGTTTGCTTTTGCGCTGTAGGCTTTTCCGTTCTTCTTGAAGGTGTAGGTTGTATGCATGTTCGTTTCCTCCGTTTGTGCTTTGTTTTCCCTTTCGGTATGTGTAGATTAACTCTAAGCCACATATATATCCACTCAATTCGGAGGTATAATTCCGACAAAGATCTCCCCAAGTAACTGTGTATATTTACACGAGCAAAAGGCCCTTCTCTGGGCCTCCTGTTCGGGTTCCTTCCTCATTCATTCAGCAGGTACCGGTAGGTTCCTTTCGGATTCTGCGTGGTCTGTTCATCGTCCAGGAGCCGGAGGGTGGCGTCAAACCGGCGCTTCAGTTCCCGCTTGATGCTGCGCTGGGCGATCTCCCGGTCCTTCTGGTTGATCCGCTTTGCCTCCCAAGCGTAAGCCTCGATCAGCTCCTCCGTTGTCCAAAGTCTGTAATCGCAAATTTCCTCAAGTCTTGCTCTGCTTGCCATGTGCTTGTCCTCCTTATGCTCTCTCAACATCCACCAGCCAACCGGCTTCGGGGTGCTTCTCTCCAGTTGCCTTCTCTGTGATCTGCCTCTCTTCATCGATGTAGTGAAGGCCCTTGCCTACCTTGATCAGCTTCACCTCTTCGAATCCCGGAAGGTTTGTGCGATAAACCTTCGCGTTTCTGCTCTCGCCGTCGTAGCTCTTACCATCCCATCCGTTAAAGGTAAAGCGGATGCTCTCGCGGGTCTTCGTGAAGTGTGTTTCGAATTCTGCTCTTGTGATCGTGGTGTTGTAGTTTTTAAGCTCCAGGCTGTTTCTCATTGCGTATGCGTTCATGGGGTTCCTCCTTTGTGGCTTCCGTGTTTTTTGTTAGTGTATTAATCACTCTAAAGCACATATTTATCCACTCATTTCGGAGGTATAAATCCGACAAAGATCGGCCGCTGAAACTGTGTACATGTGACGAGAAAAAGCCGCCTTAGCGGCCCTTCCCTTAAAGGCTTATCCGAGGGCAATAAGCCCATCCTTATGCATCCAGCCGCCAGGTGCCGGCTCAGTCTTTGCGGGATCTGCGATCCACCGCCCTGTCCCTGGTTCCTCCAGGATCAGGTCTCCCGTGATCTTGTGGAAGCCAACCACCGTCGCGGTGGTTCCGAGGTTGATAACCTGCTGGCCGATGTAGAAGTTTGTCATGTAGGGCTCCTTTCTGCGGCTCCTGCCGCTGAGAAAATATGGAAGGCATGTTTGCTCAAATCTCTGCGTAAGCCATCTTGAAGGCTTCGCGCTCTTTGAGCAGCTGCTGCATCTGCTTCTTCAGGATCCTAATTCTCTGTCCCTTAAGTCCCTCCGGCCATCCCCAGTTGCTCGTCATACTCTCGTTGTAGGTGTAAATCCAGCCATTCATTCTGAAGGTTGTCTTGGTGCTCTTCTTTGTCATGATCTTGCCCTCCTCCGTTTTGGGTGCTTCGTTTTTTGTTAGTGTATTAATCACTCTAAAGCACACTTATATCCAGTTAATTCGGAGGTATAAATCTGACAAAGATCGGCCGCTGAAACTGTGTATTTTATATCCGCTCGATCTGGCAGGCCATACCGTCGACCTCGACGATCCGCCATTCAGATCCGCGCCACCGGACCTCCAGGATCCGGATGCCAGTATAGGCGTTGCTCCTCTGCCGGTCGGAGAGGACGGTTCCGTGTTTCTCCATCCAGTCTGCGAGGTTCGACATGAGTCTTGCTTCCCTTTCCATCTTGTCTGCGATGTTCATTCCGGGCCTCCTTTCACTGAAGGCGGAAAAGGTAGCCGTGAACCTTTTCTCTTTCGCCGGTAGTCCAGTCCCTGTTCTGACCGTAAAGCTCGACCAGGCCCTCGAGTTTGCAGCCGTTTTGCTGGAAGATCCAGGCGCTTTCTACTGCGCTGCTCCAGCCGGAGGAAAATGTGAAGTGCTCGACTCCGTATTTACTAAGGGTCTGCAGAACTCCCACCTCGTCGTGGATCGAAAAGCTCAGGTCGATGTACTCGTTTCCGCATTCCTTCATCTGCTTGTAAAGCCGGTAGGTGAATCCGAAGTCATCATCCTCTGTCCTTGCGATCTCATCTTCCATCTCGTGATAGGCGTCTCTCGCCTCTTTCATCCCGGTCTCGTTCCCTGCTGCCCTGGCTGCGTCAAATGCTGCTTTAAGCTCCTGCTCTCTTTCGTAAACCTGCTCTAATGTGTGCTTCATGGTGATCTCCTTTCTGGGTGGGTGTTTTCTTTTCGTAGTGTATTTATCACTCTAAAGCACATTTATATCCAGTTAATTCGGAGCATATTCTGCACAAGATTGGAGGAAATATATGCAGCAAATTTACAGACCATATGCAGCAGCATTGAACGGTGTTCTTCTGGGAAGCGCCCGGTACCCGGCAGCTCTACAGATCCTCTCAACCTCCTCATCAGAGAGTACACGCAGCACCCGGATGCTTCCGGCAATGATCCACTTGCCCAGCATCTGCGGGCTGGTCTTGTAGCGGTAGAAGCCCTGCTTCGGTACTCTTGTGAGCATCGCTCTACGCTCATCGAACCGGCCGTCCTTCCAGCCATTCTGATCCGCCTCCTCCTGGTAGTCGAAGCAGTCGACATACACGCACTCACACCAGACCTCATCGTCATGCATGTACTTGATCTTCCCGTCCTCCTTGATCCCGATATGGATTGCCAGCGGAATATCCGACAGATGCCATCCTGGCCGGAAGGCGAGCGGCCCTATTTTGGACTTCACTTTCCCCTCTGGCGTCCGAGGGCCTTCCGCGGCATCGATCCAGACGCCGATCGGCACCGGCTCGTCTGAAAGGACATACAGCGGGAACAGCTCTCCCGGCCTATTCTTTTTTACCCTGAATAACTTGTATCCGATCATAGTGTCGCCCACGAAAAAAGGAGCCCTTCGGCTCCCTTCTTCCTTCCTTTCTCAAAGGTGGTATTTCTGTCCGGTGATGATGTTCACCACCGTCTTTCCCTTTCCGAAGGCTGCTCGCATCTCGTCAAGTTCTTCCTCGGTGGCGGGCCTGGCGTTTTTCCGGTACTCTTCGAGGGCTTTTGCGGTTTCCTCTTCTCTGGCCTTCGTCGTTGCCTCTGCGTCGACCGCGTCGGTAATGTAGGTGAGTTTCTCGAGCATGTCGCTCATCAGAACTCTTCCGATCCGGTTTCTGGCTACTCCGTTCTCGTCGATGGTGATAAGGCCCTGCTCCAGCTCCTCTCTGACCTTCTCCAGTTCCTTCTCTGCGCTCTGTTTCCAGTATGCTCCAAGGGCTCCGCTCAGTTCCTTTTCAAATCTCGTCATGGTCTTATCCTCCTTCGTGGCTTCTGTGTTTTTTGTTAGTGTATTAATCACTCTAAAGCACATTTATATCCACTCATTTCGGAGCGTAAACCAGACAAAGATTCCGGCGGATATTTGTCTACATTATTTTCCCGGTCATAATGAAGTGCGCGTACTCTTTCCGGTGGTCGATCAGGAAGAGGACCAGCTCGTAGTACCCGAGCCGGTTTGCGATCTGCTGGACCCTGGGCACATCAAACATGTTGGTCTCTCCTGTCTCCCTCACCGCCAGGATCTGCCGGCGGACCGTGTCGGTAAACTCCCCGACAAGGACCCTGCACTGATCTTCACCGTAGGCGATTCCCAGCATGCTGCCAGTATCCCATTTCACATGGATCGTCCCGATGTCATCAACCCCGATCACCGTCCCTTTGGTCCCGACCGGCGGCGCTTGGGGATCCTCCATGCGGATCAGCTCCACTCTGGTTCCCTTCGGGTACTGTTCTCTCAATCTCTCAATCTGCTTCTTATCCATCCCTATCTCCTTTCCGAAGGCTCTACCCTTCTACCACCTTAAGCCCGCCAGTGGCGGGTAAGGCTGCAGGAGGCTGGCTCCTTCGATCATGCGGTGCGGCCGTTTCTGAAGGCCGCGTCCCCAGGAAGGTTCCTGGTCAGGATCTCCCTGGCGGTCTCGAACTCTTCTCCGACAAATCCGAGTCGGATCAGCCAGGTTCTCATCGCGAACTTGGGGTTGTCGACCTGGGGCTCTTTGGGGCTCGCACTCTTTGCTGCCTTCGCCTGTGCGGAAAGCGCCAGGCAAAGCTGAATGTAGCTTTTGAGCTCTCCGGCGTGAAGGCCGTTTCTCTTGTTCCCGTCTGGATTCGCGAACTGGAAAAGCCTGAACTCGATGGTCCCCTTTGTGAAGGTTGCGTGGAGGTTAAGCATGTGGTAGCGGCTGTCGTTGTAGTGCTGGTCGCGTCCGTAATTCGCGTTGTTCATTGTGTACCAGATGTCTGCTAGTCCCTGCATGGTCTGGGGCTTTTTGCGGTTAAGCTCTGTGAGGAAGTCTCTGTTTACTGTTTTGCAGTAGCGGCTGATCCTGCTCTGGTCAATTCGGATCGCGCTGGTAAGGAGCCCCTCGTGGCTGGCCATCAGGTTTGCGAGGTTCCTCAGGCTCTTTGCGTTGTGGCCGGCGGCGCCGATATGGATGTGCACTCCGCACATGTGATCCGGGTCGCTCTTGGCGCCCTTTCGGCGGAGGGTCCGGACCAGCTCCTGCAGGCTTTCGATGTCGCTGTAGGTGAGGATCGGCGTTACCATCTCGCATTTTTCTTCGTCGGTGCGGGCCCGGATGCTGGAGTCTCTCTGGAACTTCCATTCTCTTCCCTGGGTGTCGTAAGCGCTCCAGGTCTGGTAGCCGTTTCTTCTTGCTGTGTATTCGTATCTTCCGGTTCCGAAGAAGTCGGCGGCGGCTTTTGCTGCGTTCTGTCTCGTGATGCTGTGCATCTCGATCTCAACTCCGATGGTCTGTGCTTTCATGGCCTCGATCTGTGCTCTGGTGGTTTCCTTCATGATATGTGCTCCTTTCCTGGCTGGGTGTGTTTTCTTTTGGTAGTGTATTAATCACTCTTTTCCACACTTATATCCAGTTAATTCGGAGCATAATCTGCACAAAGATCGCTGCCTCCTCCTGTGTATTTTATGCCTCTTCATGGCTCTTCTTGCCATCCCTAAAGGCGGCGGATCCGGAAAGGTTCTGCAAGAGGATCTTGCGGTCCTTCTTGTACTCGGCGCCGATAAAGCCGAGCCTAAGGAGGAAGCATCGGAAGGCGTATTTCTCGTTTTCCACTTCCTTCGCAGTTGACGTCACACGCTTGGCCTCCTTGCTCATCCGGCAAAGGGCTGCGATGAAGTTCGTGTAGGCCATTGCGCTTTCCGGCTCTACCTCGGTGAACCAGGGGAATGCCACCCTGTCCTCTTTCATCTCGATCCGGATGTCGCTTATGCCGAGCGCCTTCTTGATCAGCTCTCCTTTGGCGTCCAGGAGCTTCATGAGGTTTCCAACGTTCACCTTGTCGAAGGGAATCTCGACCGTAAGGCCGATCGCCTCCGGCTCGCTCTCTGTGGTAGACTCTTCAGCCGAGGCCTCGAAGTTCTCGATGAAGCCTTCGTCTGCCAGGATCTTCAGCGGCTGCAGGTCTGCGCCTTCTTTGATCGTTATGGTGCCGTCCTTCTCAAGTGTGTAGGCGCCAACTTCATAAGCGCATCTGGGTACTCTTGTGTAGCGGGCCTCTGCTCCGGTGAGCTCGGCGAGTCTTGCTGCTGCGACTTTTCTGTTTTCAGTTGCAAGTTTAATGTTCATCATGGTGTTTTCCTCCGTATTTGTGATCCGAGGGCCTATTCCCTCCGGGTAGTGTATTAATCACTCTACCCGGAAGAATTAGCAACACACACATCTTACAAATATGTGAATGGAAAATAGCAGTTATGCACAAGCCTCATCCTTCGCCTCTTTCTCCATAAAAAAAGAGCGGTATGTCTGTGTGTCCACATACCACCCATATTTTGAGATATAACGATTGGCTCTTTCGAATACCTGTCTTTGTTCAGACAGTGACAGTTCCTCGATACCCGGGTTTTCACATCGGTAGCGACCAAAAAAGATACGGGACGCAAAATTGTAAACTGCTGCTGCCTTCTCCTCGTCCTCATAGGTTCCCAGTTCAACATGCCTGTCGTTAAACTTAATACGAGCCGTCCAGCAATTCTTGTTTTTCCTTTGAAAAACACCTTTATAACGCGATGTACATTTCATGATCGGTTTGGATCTATTAAATGCATTCTTTTGTACACTCGCGTACCTTAGATTTTCCTTTCGATTATCAAGGCTGTTTCGATTCAGATGATCAATTATGGTGCCTTCTGCAGCATGGAGGATTTCTCGATGCATTTGAACTGTTCGTGGTTCTCCTCTCCGCTTGCTGCCTTTTCGGACTGCGTAACCCATCCCGCTTTTTGAATTGGTAGGAGGCATCCACGCCCAGCTGTGCTGCATCAATCGCTCATAATCCTCATCGTCAACGATCGTATACTTTCCACGAGTAAGAGGTATTACTTTCATTTCGCGCCTTTCTGGTTTACCTTATCATCCTTAAAGGCGAGATCCTCTTCTGTAGGAATATAGACCTCTTCGCATAAAAGCTCCTTCCCTCCGCGGATCACCTTGATGCCTTCGGTTCCCTGCTTAGAGGCCACATATCTCCGCACGATAGCAGAGGCATATTTAGGATCCAACTCCATCAGAAATGCTGTTCTGTTTAGCTGATCGGCCGCCATAAGGGTGGAACCAGAACCACCAAACAGATCCAGCACAATGCCATTTTCCTGCGAAGACATGCGGATCGGATATGCAATCAGCGGAATCGTTTTGCTGGTCGGATGAAGCTTCGACTTCGTCGGTCTGTCAAACTCCCAGACCGTCGTCTGTTTTCGGTCCCCATAGAACTTATGCTTCGCAGTATCCTTAAACGCGTAGATCACGGGTTCATGCCGCATCTGATAGTCCATGCGCCCCAGCACCAGGGAGTTCTTCACCCATATGCAGGTCGTAGAATAATGAAATCCGGCATCTACTGTCGCGTTGAAAAAATTGACCTTCTCGGCATCTGAGTGGAAACAGTAAAACGCACCACCATCAGCCAGGTGATCATATATATTCTTGAATGCATCCAACAAGAAATGGTAGAACTTCTGCGCGTCAGTCCATTTGTCGTTCATGATCGTCATTCCTGTTCCGCCCTGGTAGGCGCAGTTATAAGGCGGATCTGTCACGCACATATTTGCCTTTTTTCCATCCATAAGACGAGCGACATCATCTGCCTTGGTGGAATCTCCGCACATCAGCCTGTGTCTTCCAATCAGCCACAGATCCCCCGGCTCTACAAAGGGCTCTTTATCAAGTGCTTCGTCCTCGTTAAAATCATCCTCTTTCACATCGGTGTCATCCGCGAAAAGATCCGCCAGCTCCTTCTCATCAAAACCGGTCAGTCCCACGTCAAAAGCCTCAGCCTGCAGCGCTTCAATCTCAATGCGCAGAAGCTCTTCATCCCAGCCGGCATCCATCGCCATCCGGTTGTCAGCCAGGATATAGGCTTTCTTTTGTGCCTCGGTAAGATGATCCACCAGCACGCAGGGAACCTGGTCGAACCCTTCCGCCTTTGCTGCTTCAAGTCTGCCGTGACCCGCGATCACGCCATAATTCTTATCAATGATCACCGGATTGATAAAGCCAAATTCCCGTAAAGAAGCCCGGAGCTTTGTGATCTGCTCCGGGCTGTGTGTTCTTGCATTATTGATATATGGCACCAGCTTGTCGATGGGCACCATTTTCATTTGTGATGTAGTCTTCATAGCCATGCTCTCCTCCTTAGTAGAGTCCCCACTCGGCGAACTTTTCAAATCCGCCCAGACTCTCAATATACTCTCTGGCTTCCTCCACGATATCCTCATAGGGAATGCCATCAACCGTCTCATCTCCAATCGCGCAGCAGAGCTCCACGGCCTTGCCGGTTCTCTGTGCCTTCAGGAAAGCATGGATATTTACAGAAACGTCCGCCTTGGACAAGTCCTTCCCATGAAGACCGCCGCCTGTCACAGAGTCTGCCATGTCACTTCCAAGCTTTCTGTTCGTGGCTCCAGTATCTACATCTGTGCCGCCAGTCCAATCGCCCAGCGGATTTACATCTGCCACCGGATACATTTTCTGTAGATCTACACTTTTCACATGGCTCTGGCAGATGATCATACGATGCGGAGCAAGAATGTACTTTCCGTCATAGGGATACTTCTCATAGATCCTTCTTGCGATCCGTGAGAGAAGTGACTGCTCCTGGGTAAGCGGTACACCTTTAAAGATGCCGTTGTCACCGCAGCGGATCTTTCCCTCCTGGTTCCTTGCAAGATGATCGTCCTGCTTCACCTCGTGGTAATCCAGCGTGATTCCTTCCCCCGCGATCCGGTGCACCACCTTCTCGATATCCTCTGCGGCGATATTCACCGATGTCTCTGTAATCACATGGCAAGTCCCGTGACCGATCAGTATCTCTACTGCGATCCGCGGATTCCTCTCTTTCTTATATGCCAAGTCCACAATCGCTCCTGCAATCCGATCTGCAATCTTATCAGGATGCGACGGGTTTACTTTTTCTATCATGCCATCCCCTTTCTGCTCCGTAGGAGCCTCTCCATCACATCATCCTGCGGCGTATTGCCGGAGAATTCTGACGAGCAGTTTTCCTTCACGATCTGGAAGATCTGATACCAGATCTGATTGACCTGCTTCATGAACTGCTGGCTCATCGCCACATAGGGTGATGCGCATGCAGCGCCGGTTGTCGGATGCTTACTAAGAAATCCATATTCGGAGATCGCCTCCTCACACTGAATCCAGCGGGAAACACTCATAGCGTACTGCTCGAGCAACTGCTTACTCACCAGCCTCTCGCAACCGCGTTCCTTGAGCCAAAGCCAGGTCTCTCTGTATATTTTCTCCGCCTCAAGTGCTCCGCCGTTTCTCTGACGAGCTTTCAAGTATTCACCCGGCTCCGGCATCTCTTCTCCGTCCAGCTGCGTCCCTTCCGGAAGATCCATTACTAGCATCGGTCTGTGGCCCGGATTTCCTGCAGCCAGTTTTTCTGCGAGCGCTTTGGGTTTTCTTCCCTGGCCCACTCGCGGGCCTCCTCTGGCTGTTCCATCCTTCGCCATTTCTCACCTCTTCATTACCCTGGGGCTATACCCCGTTTGTTTTCGCGATTTTTGCGCGTTTGACCCCGGCGCCGTTCCCCGGAGACTTTAGCGTAGAGAAGTGCCCCGCCCCTGGGGATCACTTCTGTTCTTTCTTTCCATAGCCATATTCTTTTCCGCCATGCCAGCGGTCGCCTCTCTTTGCATGAATTCTGCTATGGCAGCTCTTGCAGAGAGAAATCAGGTTCTCCTTGTCATTGGTACCGCCTTCAGCGAGCGGAAGTATGTGATGCACTTCCTCCACCGGAACCAGGATCCCTTTCTGAAAGCAAAGCTCGCAGAAGGGATGCTTCTTCACGTAGGCATCGCGGATGATCTTCCAGTTTTTTCCGTACCGCCTTTTTGTCGTCGCCCGATCGCGTCCGTACTTCTCGTACTGTGCGTTCCGTTCCTTCTGGTGCTTCTCACAGTAGCGGCCGTATGTCAGCCGCGGGCACCCAGGATACGCACAGGGTTTCTTTGGTTTGTGTGGCATGGCTGCCTCCTCTTCTGCATAATAAAAGCCCCGGAAGGATCACTCCTCCGAGGCAGCTTTTCATGCTCTTACAATATCACATTTCACAAGAGAGATTTTACGCGATTTTGGACATCCCCCTCACGCATAACTACAAAAGCCCCGGATTACTCCAGGGCTCCTGCGCACTTTTCATGCTCTTACAATAACATATTTCACAAGGGAGATTTTACGCGATTTTGGACATCACACCTTCCCGAACAGTAAAACAGTCAGCCTGTCTAGCGCACGGTTCTTACGTTTGTAAGCCGTGGTCTGTTCGACCCCGAGATACTCCGCAATGTAAGAAACTGTGTTACTTCCATAGCTCCCGTCGCTTCCATAGAAGCTTTCCAGAATATAACGCTCATCCTCTGTCAGCTGTTCCCACGCGGGCTTGAACCAGCTCATATACTCGACGGCCTGGCGGTATCGTTCCTTCAGGATATCGATCTCATCGATGCCGTTCACGATCCGATCCTCTGCCGCCGCAGGATTATGCGCATGGGGCATGCCGTCCATGTTGGGGCTTCCGGCGCCTATCATCTTATCTCTCTCTGATACGATCTCGCTGTCTGTATTTCGGATGATGAACTGCATATTATCGTAGTCCTTGATGGCAGCAATCGCTGCAGCTCTCTTATCCAGATAGTTATACATGATGCTCATAATTACCTCCCCACTGCCGCTCTGACTGCGGCGATCAGTTTCTGTTGTGTGGTATCCTTTTCTTCCAGCGCTTTCAAAACGTCCTCGTCTACCGTATCTTTGCAGACGATGTGGTGCGCTGTTACCACCTCGGTCTGCCCCTGTCTCCAGAGACGGGCATTTGTCTGCTGATACATTTCCAGCGACCAGACAAGTGAAAACCAGATCAAAATATGGCCGCCTCTCTGAATGTTGAGTCCATGACCGGCACTGGCCGGTGAGATTAGCCCGATCTGGATTTTCCCGTTATTCCAGTCTGTGATATCCGCATCCGTCTTGATGTCCCGCGGCGCATACCCTTTTCCGGTCAAGTGCTTCAGGATCCGCTCGTGATCGTGCTTAAACCAATAGGCCACCAGGACGCTTTGCCCGTTTGCCTGCTCAATCAGATCTTCCATGACCAGCAGCTTCTGGTCATGGATCTCCAAGACCAGGTCACCTTCTCCGTAAACTGCACCGTTTGCCATTTGCAGCAGCTTTCCGGAAAGAGCCGCCGCATTCGCAGCATCGATCTCTTCTCCATCAATAGTCACAAGAAGCTCTTTTCTCATCCCGTCATAAATCTTTCTCTCGCGCCTGCTCATCTCGACAGTGTGTGTTACCGAAATGAAATCCGGCATGTCGAGATAATCCAGTGCTTTCATAGAGACTGCGATGTCGGAGATCCGTTCGTAGATCTTCTCCTCTGCTCCAGGAAGTGGATCATATCCAAACACAACTCCTGTATAGGGGTTCATCCCCGACGGCTTGAAGTATGCTTCTCTGTATCTCCCGATGAACCTGCCCAGGCGCTTCCCGCCATCAATTAAATAGACTTCCGCCCACAGATCCATAAGACCATTACTGGCCGGTGTTCCTGTAAGCCCCACCAAACGCTTGATCTTCGGTCTGACTTTCCGCAGCGCCTTCCATCTCTGTGACTGATGATTCTTGAAGCTCGACAGCTCATCGATTACTACCATGTCATAGGGCCATGGGATCTTCCGCTTCTCCAGATAGTCAACAAGCCATTTCACGTTCTCACGGTTTATGACATAGACATCAGCGGAGGCGTAAAGTGCCATCTCCCGCTGCTTACTATTTCCAACCATCACGCTCATCTGCAGGAAATCCAGTCCATCCCACTTGAGTCGTTCCTGCGGCCAGACGGAGGAACAAACTCTCAGCGGTCCGATGACCAGAACCTTACTCACTTCAAACTGGTCAAACATGAGCTCCATAATCGCTGATAATGAAATGATCGTCTTTCCTCAGCCGAGGCCCATATCAAGCAGCATCATGGACTCTTTATGCTCCTCAATAAACTGGATCGCAAATTTCTGATAGCTGTGCGGTATGAACTTCATGTGGCATCACCCCCTTCCATTTTCTCTATGATCTTCTTTAGCAGTCTCGGCCCATCCAGATCTGACAGTATCTGAAAGTACTGCGAACAAAAAAAGCTCGTAATCTCCCGGATGTCCTTCTTGGCCTTATTGTCTTCCGGAAACCGCTGCTTCCGCTTATAGGCTGCTCTGAAGTCCTTCACTGCCTGCATGATGATGGCGTTTGCAAGGTCCTTATAGTTTTCTTCCATCAAAGCGCCCTCCAGGTAATTGTTCCGATTCTGCCGGCACAGCGGGAAATGGCACTGCGGTCTAATCGCTGCGCTCGGATCAGGTCCGAGAGCTGTTTTGACTCTTCATGGATTTCTGAGATCACCTTGTGGTAATGCTCGCGGATCCCATCCAGTTCCTTCCTGTGCTCCTCTTCGATCACTGCCCACTCAGACTCTTTTGCGTAAGTCTCAGAAAGCATCTCCTGAAGCGCCGTCCGGAACTCCATGCTCATGTGATCCTCGATCAGTTCCATCATGTCTCGAAGGCAAAAGACTGTTTTTACCTCTCCGTTTATTTCTATCGTGTAGGCCACTTTTCTACCTCCTCTATAATCCCAGGGATCTGCTTCGGATCGTCCAGAATAAAAACCGGAAAGCCAAGCCGCCTTATCTGCGCGTGTCGCTTTACCTGCAGCGGTCTGGGCTTCTTCCCTGGCGCCTTCACCTCCACAAAGCCGAGCCGGCAACCTGGCATCAGAATCATCCGATCCGGCATTCCATCGGTCCCAGGCGACATGAGCTTTGGACAGATCCCGCCAACACTTTTCACTGCTCTCACGAGTTGTTGCTCAATGTACTTCTCCCTCATAAGATGTCCTCCTTGGGATCAGCGAGATCGAAGGCTGCATAAATGGCAGAATAAAAGTCCCGGATAGGTTTTCCCTTATAGGATCGCTTTGTCTTGCTTGTGGTGAACACAGTGTACACATTTCCCGTTTTCATGATATGCAGTTCAATGCCTCGATAAGAACGCTCCCACAGGTTAGGCCTTGTCTGTTTCCATTCACGCTTTATAAAGTTCTTCCTGCGTCTTGCCCGATTCCGCATCAGTCTCTCGCGCTCCTGGGCTTTCAGAATGTCACCTTCCATGACTCCCGCGCAGATGCAGCCTACTCTGACCTCCTCGAAGTAGAGATCGTGATCCATGACATGTACGAAGCGAACATTGCTGCAACCGCAGAGCTCACACTCAAACAGATCTGCTTCTGGATCATCCTCCCGGACATCCTCCACACCAATGCAGCGCCAGCCGTCTAATGGCGCACCCCATTTTTTCAATTCGTTGATACAGCGGGCATAATATGCTTTGTCACGCCTGTCCACATCAGTTTTAACCATTCTGTCCATCTGAAACCTCCCTGTTTATGGGCCTTTTTGACATTTGTCACGTTGTCCGGACCCCTATAGATATATAAATGGCTAGACATATTTTTCTATAAAGAAAGAAATAATCTATTTTGCCTATATATAAGGGGCATGTGACAACGTGACAAATGTCTGGAGCCCCGTGTTTATGCTGCGTTTTTTGTTGCCGCATCATGAAATGTTACCGGGACAGTTAGGACAAAACCGATGGATTGACCACATACTTTGGAAGTGGTGGTCTTCCCGTAGAATAGGTCTTTTCCTGACGCCTCGTTATATAGTCGTAATCTTCCAGAAAATCCAGAACAGGCTGTATCTCCGCTACTGTTTTAAAGGTCCTGCAGCAACGCATAGCCTCTCTGCGGTCAAATTCTGTCATCCCTTTTTCTTTTATCATCTTCAGGATCCTACTTGCCTGCTTGTACATAGCGTCCTCCGGGATCACGTCATATACCGTCAGTGCATGGCTGAGATAATATCGGCCAAGCCGTATGGCGTTTGTCATTGTCGCCCCATCAACTACCAGCGATTCTCTATCCATCAGAAAATCCGGCGCTCGATACAAGCCTCCTCGGCAAAGAAGGCCCGAGATCCGCAGTGTATTGCCTATAAGCTTTCCTACCCAGTCAGCAATTTCCGCATACTCTGACTTCATCTTTGATTCAGTTTCCTCTGCAAAAGCAGTTAGAAGCTCTGCCGCTTCCTCCGAAAGCGTAATGATCTCAGGCCTTGGCGGATATTCATCATCCAGGAGATTGATCATCTTCTGCTCATATCTTTTGCGGACCGGTTCCGGGACAGGATCAGACTGAAATTTGCGTCTCCCCACTGTCGACTTAGGAAAGCAGTAAAGAAAACGCGCTGTGAGTCCTCTCCCGCGGAAAGTTGCATTTCCCAGTACATCAGAGATCACCTTCGGCTGTGTCATCAGAAGAACTGTGAGCTGCGGATTCATAATGCTCTCGCTTTCTCTCCCGATTCGATCCACACGAATGGTGTCGCCTGAGTATCCCTTAAGAAAGACATCGATGTTCACTGTTTTGGTGTAGATTCCGGCGAGAGTATCAAAGATTCCTCCCTCACTGGAGACCAGGGCTGCGCGTCCTTTATTCGCAGACATAACCGAGGCCAGCTTCTCTGTTGTGATGTCATCGACATACAGGTGCAGAGGCTTCTCTTCCTGGTACTCGGCGATCTCCTGTGCGATCATCTCCATGTCTCCCGGCTCTGCAGTTCCCTTTGCCACCTTGTCCTCAATGGCTTTCTGCCGACGTTCCAGTATTCGTCTCTGCATCTTACTGCTCTCCACCCGTGCTGCATTTCTCTGGTTATACTGAAGCTCATAGTTATCTAAGGGGCCTGCCATTGCACGAAGGACAGCTGACTTTCTCTCAGATGGACTTGCGATGATATTGGAGAAAGTGTTGAGCGGTTCGGTCCAGTCTTCCTTTCCCTGAATGTCATACTTTCCCTGGAGGCAAACAGACAAAAGAGCGAGCGCGACTGTCCCTGCCATATCGACAGGCGTCTGTGTGCTTTCCGCCACTGCCAGCGCATACGCGCCAATATCAGACGGAAGCGCATCCACCGGGAAAGACTCCGTCTCGTATCTACCAAACGGAATAGGGTCTTTCCACGAAGATTGGATTTCCTCAAATTCCTGCTTTGCTTCTTCCAGCTTCATCTTCTCCAGCTCTTCCTTCACTAATGGATCTCCCTGTGCGAATTCCGCCATCTTTAGGAACGATGCCTTTTCATCATCGTCACCGAAGCGGTGCACCCTTACCAAATCGAATGCATTCAGGGTTCTTTCTCCGGCAGGATCTGTCGCGTGGTGACTGTAGGAAAAAACCCCGTTATATGTCACAACGCCGCAAGAACCCTCACCGGGAATGTAGTCATATCGTCCCTCTGTGGCACTGGGTGCGTATACATCGGAGAGGAACTTGCTGATAGCGTCCTCAATGCTGTAAACCCTGCAGAATGCTCCGACAATTCCTTTCTTTTTGAGAGGATCTTCCTGCATCTTCCCATCATGTTTTCTCTGCTTTTTCTCCCTACTCGATACCGGCAGGTTGGAGTAATCCTCCCAACCCGGATGCTCATCCAGATAGGCGTTGGCATCGAAAAAAGGTCCTTCTATGACCGTACAGATATACTCACCATCTTGAGGAGTTGATGGCCAGTGCATCAGCTGATTGGGCACAAACGATACAGGATCAAACTGCTCGATTCCAAACTCTGCTGCCAGATACCTGGAGACCGGCCCATAGCGATCAGGAGGAGTATCTTCTATAAGAGCGATTACAACGCGATACCGCGGTCTCCCTGGGCTATGACTATGGGTCGTGTAGATAATGGCGGCATAGCCAAACTTATTTACAAACCTCCTATAGAAGGCCGGCTCTGGTGTATCCACGTCGAAAGTAATGAAAGATCTGAACTTAACGTTCACTATCTTCCGTCTACCACCGATCAGGTATCCTCCTACAAACCCGCCTCTGTCCTTGGCATCGCTCTGGTCGTCCTTGCACATAGCCTGGTACTCTTCTTCGGTCTCGGACGTATAAATCGTTTTTCTCAACTTTTCACAGATGGCTTCCCATGTAACCTTCTTGTTTTTCCAATAGGCAGCCTTTCGGCTGCCTGCGACTGCTATAGTGAATTCACGCATAGTATCCTCCCCTTGAGCTCCCTTCTTACCTGTCAAGTTCGAACCGCTCTTCGTCGATCACCTGCTTGGCAAATCCGAGTGCCTTCGCGATCGCTTCCAGCGACTCGTCTCCGCAAGAAGCAATCTCGATGCCAATCACTCTCCCGTCGTCATCCCTTATGGGATTGAAGTACATATCTCCGCAGAAGCATTCAATCTTCAAATATGTTCTGCCACCTGCTTCTCTTCTATTGCTTCCTCTGTAACCGCTGGTCCCAGCGACTACGTGGAGCGCTGTATCCTTTTCCAACACAGCCCTCTCATAGGTTTCGATCATGTGATCATTGATTTTGATTCTTCCTTCACTCACTGCGTACATGTCATTTCCTCCTCGCTAATAAATCTGATGTACTTCTCTCCCTTTGCTGCGTAGGCAATCTCCGCATTCATGCCCTCGCTCCTCTCATCTCCAAATACCCACACCTCTGCGCATTTGGTCATGAGAACCTTTCCCATAAAAATCGCCAGGTCTCTCTCAGTCTCCTCATCCACAAACTGCGGCAGGAGAAGGTGTGGCGCTATGGGAATGTATCCTTGCTCCACTGCATACCGGCTATAGAGCTGAGCATTTCTGATATTGGTCTTCACATCACCTCTGTACTTCGAACAGATGTAGACAAGCGGTCTATAGCCAAAGCTCAGCGCTGCGCCTGCAGTGGGATCCGGATATCCTTCACTGTTTTTGTAATCCTGATCCATCTCGGACCTCCTTTCCTTGTAGTAGAACTCTCGTCCTCTACCTGTCCTCCGACAAAAACGAGCCCGGATTCCAAACGGCCTGAAGATTTTTTGATCGATGTGTTTCTTCTGAATAAAAGCGAGCGCATGAAAATCTTTTGAAATTTTTGATCTCGATTTGGAATCTGATCACCTTTTTGTCGGAGTAAGGGCAGAAGGGAGATAGAGACAATGCATGACAAGTATTACCGGGCCCGCGACGGCCCCAGTGAAGAAGACCACTAATCAGAAAACGAAAGCTCATATACGGAGGACAAGCGAAATGAAGAAAAACGAGATGGCGATCCTGATTGAGGGATTGCGCAGGTTAAGCGCTGATGTGCTGCAGATCGCTGAGGCGCTGGAAGGAAAGCCGGAAGAAGCACCGGTTACAGCAGCAGAAGCGGCGCCGTCAGAAAGCACTGCTAAAGAAGAAACAAAGACATACTCATTAGAAGAGGTAAGACGGATACTGGCCGACAAGTCACGATCCGGATACCGGGCAGAGGTAAAGGCACTGCTCACAGCACATGGCGCCTCTCGACTGTCTGACATCACTGATCCGGCTGCTCTCTCAGCTCTTGCGTTAGAGGCGGAGGTGATCGGCAATGGCTAAGCATGCCTACCTCTCCGCATCGGCCAGCCACCGCTGGCTTGCCTGCCCGCCGAGCGCGAAACTCTGTGCTCAGGTGGAGGATCAGGGAAGTCCCTTTGCACAGCAGGGAACCGATGCCCACGAGCTGTGTCAGTATCTTGTGGAGAAGGCTCTCGGATATAAGGTGCGGGATCCCACTGAAGATCTCACCTGGTATGACGCCGAGATGCAGGAGGCTGCGGAGGGCTACTGTGCCTTCGTCATGGAGCAGATAGCAGAAGCCAAAAAGCTCTGTGCTGACCCGCTGGTCTGCATCGAGCAGACACTGGATTTTTCCAAATGGGTCGAGCACGGATTTGGCACCGGCGACTGCGTGATCGTGGCAGACGACCTGCTGCATGTCATTGATTTCAAGTATGGCGTCGGAGTCCTGGTCGAAGCCACTGACAATAGCCAGCTCAAATGCTACGCCCTCGGAGCGCTCGACACCTTTGGTGATCTCTACAACATAGATCACATTCGTATCACGATCTTTCAGCCAAGGCGCGACAACGTGGACTCCTTCGATCTCACAAAAGACGAGCTGCTTCAGTGGGCAGATGACGTTTTGGCGCCAACCGCCAAGCTGGCCTATGAGGGCATGGGAGAATTCCACGCCGGCGACCACTGTCAGTTCTGCAAGATCAAGGCCACCTGCAGGGAGCGCGCCTCCTACAGTATGGAGCTTGCAAAGTATGACTTTGCTGCTGCGCCCACACTTGATACGCAGGAAATTGCAAAGATTCTGCCTCAGATCGACGCCCTGGTATCGTGGGCGGACGACATTAAAACCTTCGCTCTCTCCCAGGCTCTTTCCGGAGAGCACTACCCTGGCTACAAGCTGGTCGAAGGAAGAAGCAACAGAAAATACAGCGATGAGTCCGCTGTAGCAAGGATTGTAGAGGATGCTGGATATGATCCATTTGAAAAGAAGCTCCTTGGCATCACAGCAATGCAGAGGCAGCTCGGCAAGAAACGTTTTAATGAACTGTTATCGGGGCTCATTATAAAGCCCCAGGGAAAGCCCGTACTGGTTCCCAATAGCGACAAACGCCCGGAACTGAACACGGCAGCAAATGATTTTATGGAGGAAAATGAAAATGAGTAAAACTGTTATGAATCCCACGAAAGTTGTAACTGGAAAGCACACCGTCTTTTCCTATCTGAACGTCAACGAGCCGAAGACACCCATTGGCGGAGGCACTCCCAAGTACAGCGTTTCGCTGATCATCCCCAAGAGCGACACTGCAACAATCGCCAAGATCAAAGCGGCCATCAAGGCTGCCTATGACGAGGGCCAGTCCAAGCTCAAGGGAAACAGCAAGTTTGTACCGGCGCTCGAGGACATCAAGACTCCTCTGCGTGACGGTGACAGGGAGCGCAAGGGCGACGATGCCTACAAGGATTCCTACTTTGTAAATGCCAACTCTACCACCAAACCCGGCGTGGTTGACGCAGACCGCCAGCCGATCCTGGAGACATCGGAGCTCTATTCCGGCATCATCGGCAGAGCAAGCATCAATTTTTACGCCTACAACACCAACGGCAATCGTGGCATCGCCTGCGGACTGAACAACCTGCAGAAGCTCTCCGACGGTACTCCGCTCGGTGGCCACTCCAGAGCAGAGGATGACTTCGCGGATCTGGATGACGAGGACGACGAGGATTTCCTGGCCTGATGCCAGACATGAGGGGGTGGGCTCTTTGCCCACTTCCTTTTTGGAGGGATGCTATAATGGAAAACACAGAATACTACTGTGATACATGTGAGGAAGGAAAGAAAAACAGCTGTCCACATGCGCAGGGTAGGCACTATGACGTCTGGGGAGAAGGGATCAGCCCTCCCGACTACTGCCCCAATCAGCCGGCAGATGACCTTCCGTTTTAGAGAGATATGAACGATATGAATGAAATAAAAACACTATCTATTGATCTGGAAACCAAGAGCAGCGTCGATATCTCAAAGGCTGGTGTGTACAAATATGCCCAGTCTCCAGATTTCGATATACTGCTCTTTGGTGTATCTATTAACAGTGGACCGGTAACCGTTTATGATCTGGCCTGCGGTGATGTTCTTCCTGATGAAATCCTTGCCGCCCTGCCTGATTCTGGTGTTACCAAGTGGGCATACAATGCTTCGTTCGAGAGAATCTGTATCTCAGAGTGGCTCCGCAAAAATCACCCGCAGTACTGCACTGAAAGATATCTTGATCCCTCTTCCTGGAAATGCTCTATGGTGTGGGCTGCCTACAACGGGCTCCCATTTGGACTGGAGAAGGTCGGTGCAGTCCTTGGTCTGGAGCAACAAAAGCTCAAAGAAGGCAGGGATCTGATCCGGTACTTCTGTAACCCCTGTAAGCCAACTAAGACAAATGGCGGAAGGACATGGAATCTTCCCGAGCATGCGCCGGAGAAATGGGATCTGTTCAAGAAATATAATCAGCGCGATGTGGAAGTGGAGATGCAGATACAGGATCGGCTTCGAAGTTATCCTGTTCCTGACTTCGTCTGGGATGAGTACCATTTGGACCAGAGAATAAATGACCGCGGTATTATGATCGATCGCGAACTTGTGGAGCAGGCCATTCTTATGGACGAGACTTCTAATACGGATCTGACCGTGCAGATGCAGGAGCTGACAGACCTGCAGAATCCAAACTCCGTAGCTCAGCTGAAAGGATTCCTTGCAGAAAAAGGAATCGAAGCCGATTCCCTCGGAAAGAAGGACGTGGCAGAAATGATAAAAACGGCTCCGCCGGAGATCGCTGAGATCCTTCAGCTCCGATTGCAGCTTGCAAAGAGCAGCGTGAAGAAATACCAGGCCATGCAAAACGCCTCCTGTGAGGATGACCGCTGCCGCGGAATGTTTCAGTTTTATGGAGCAAGCCGCAGTGGCCGCTGGGCCGGCCGGTTGATTCAGTTGCAGAATCTCCCTCAAAACCATCTTCCTGATCTCGAGCAGGCGAGAGCACTCGTTAAGTCAGGTGACTACGAGATGGTAAAAATGCTTTACGGAAATGTGCCTCAAATCCTCTCTGAACTGATCCGGACAGCCTTCATTCCGGCTCCCGGATACAGATTCATTGTTAGCGACTTTTCCGCTATCGAGGCTAGGGTCCTCTCCTACCTCGCTGGTGAAACCTGGCGATCTGATGTCTTTAAAAACAACGGTGACATTTATTGCGCATCGGCGTCACAGATGTTCGGCGTCCCTGTTGAGAAGCACGGCGTAAACGGACACCTGCGGCAAAAAGGTAAAATCGCAGAATTGGCCCTCGGATATGGTGGCAGCGTCGGCGCTCTGAAGGCTATGGGCGCCCTCGAAATGGGCCTCTCGGAGGAAGAACTGCAGCCTCTGGTCTCCATGTGGCGAGAGTCTAATCCCCGCATCGTGCAGTACTGGTGGAAGGTCGATACCGCTGTCAAGAAAGCGATCAAGGAGCACGTTACCGCTGAGGTTGGCGATGTAAAGTTCTTCTGGAAGTCCGGCATGCTGTTTATTGAGCTTCCGTCCGGAAGGCGCCTGGCGTATGTAAAGCCTAAAATCGGCGTAAATCAGTTCGGGGGCGAATCTGTCACCTATATGGGAACCGACGCCCAGAAGAAATGGAGCCGGATCGAGAGTTATGGTCCCAAGTTCACCGAGAACATCGTCCAGGCTATCAGCCGCGACATTCTGGCCTATGCCATGAACACGCTTCGTAACTATCAGATCGTCGGACACGTACACGACGAGGTGATTATCGAAGTGCCTCCGGAAGTATCCTTGAATAATATCTGCGAACTTATGGGCCAGACACCTCCGTGGATCACTGGGCTCCTGCTGCGGGCAGATGGTTACGAATGTGAGTTTTATCGGAAGGACTAAAAGCAGCCATGTTTGCAGATCAGCTAAAAGCAGCAAGAAAAAAAGCGTGGTTATACGCAATCAGAACTTGCAGACGCACTTAACGTCTCCAAGGGTACTGTCGCCATGTGGGGAACCGGGAAACGCCACCCGTCTCTTGAAAAGGTCGGCGAAATATCCGATCTTCTTCGGGTAAGCACAGATTACCTGATCAAAGGAAACGATACCGCTCATCTGACTACTGCTCAAGGCAGAGCGAGACACATCCAATATTCATAGGACACGGATCAGGCGGCACCCGATATTATAACGGATGCCGCCTTTACAATCATCCTCTATAATACTTCTCCCAGCGATCACGAATACGCTTCCACTGATAATAATACCAACTCTTTTCCGACTTCTTCCTGTTGAGCCTTGCCAGGATTTCATCACGGCTAAGCCCATACTCGTCCCCCTCGATGATGTCTGCGAGAAGAGGTTCCTCCCCACGGAGAACTTCTTTGAAACGGCTCCATACAACGTTGCTAATTGCTTCATCTGCGGTAGGGTCTAAAGCGCAGACACTGGACTTTACCGTTTCCGCCATATCCTCCAGGGAAGCGTCTCTGTCTGTCTTTACTTCCAGTCCCATTTTCATAGGGCACTCATCGCTGTAACAACTGATACTCTCAGGGCAGCGAATCTCCCTTCCTGTTCTAGGACTGCGAATCGTGCACCGGTTCTTTCTTTCGTACTCCTTGTACTCCGTATTCTTCGCAGTAAGATAAGCTTTTGTTCCTGCATTCTCTTCGTCGTCAATAAGCTCCATCACGACCAGCACTGGAGTGGCACTGAATCTGTGCATTGTGACAAATCTCCTGTCGATTCCCCTCAGCTTGATGTCCTCTTCATCTGTTGGAATCGGCACGAATTTCTTTCCCTTCGGGGGATTCGTAAAATCAACCTTGCCATTGTCTTTAATCGTGAAGCCTAAGTTTTCCAGTTCTTTGCGTGCCATCATAAAGGCCCTCCTTTTCGCGTTTTGTCTTGTCGCGAAACGGAGAGCCGCCATGGCCGCCAATAGAAAAGGGTGCACGAATTAATCCGAACCCGAGAGAGCCATTCTGGTCTCTCCGTTTCAGTTTCGTGCCTCCCCTGCTCACTGGTTTGGCATTCGTATTCAGTTGTGAACCTCGCCGCAGTGGTGAGCAGTAGTCGACTTTTTCACTGCGGCTCGGTCGTATAATTAGAGCGTTTTGAGCGCTCAGCTGGATCTGCACTATGTGCCGGCCCAGCTCAGGGCTCTAAGCTTTCACAATAGATATATAAGAATTCCTCCGGAAAGGTGCTCAAAAGCCTCCCCACCCTGTCCAATGGAGATAAGAGAAGTTCTTTGACGAATCCCTTCACCTTCCCATGCCTGCATAGCGGCAGATTTTACAATTGAATTCACAAAACAGTTCTATGTTTTGCGGCGGCCATGCCTGAGCACATCGTCTCCTAATTGATAGCCGTGGCAGCTTCCTTAACCTGACGCTTCTGTCCTCTGGTCCCTCCCCTACTCCTTAGCCCAAAGATCAACCCTCTGAGAAAACAAAAAGCCGGAGTCATCACCACACCGTTTTCAGGTGTGATAACAACTCCGGCAATTTGGTATCTCGGTAGCTCGTTTTCGGATCCGTGGCTCGGTAATTGGCTAATGTTTCGTTTCAATCTCTTTAATCTGGAAGAGGATGTCGTCCCAGGGAATGGTCCTTGTTCCGTCTTTTCCCTTAAGCTCCACCTCCATCTTTCCATCATCACGAAGGATGAGATCAAATAATCTCGGCTTGATTTTATTCCTGCTCCTAATATCTCTGATCGGAATTCTTCTCAAAAGTCTCACCTCCTGGCTTGCTGTCCGTTTTTTTGTACAGGTCAACTGCTATGCTTATGTTACAATACCAAATACGCTAAACCTGTAATTAATTTGCGCAATTTGCGCACTTTTTCAAATCACAAGGTTGACATCTTTCATATTTAGATGTACTATCTTTCTATAAGTTGCATGTTTTACGAACTTAGTATACGAATGTTACAGACTAATGTCAATACGAAAGTTGCGTGAAATATGCAAGGTCCCGAGAGGGAATACGAGATACATCCGGAAGGTCCCACTTACCTACCGGAGAAACCGCTTCCATTAGAAAGGACAGTACCATGAACCTTAGTGAGAAACTCAGAAACGCAAGAGCTGCCAAGCACATGTCTCAGACAGAACTTGCAAACAAGACAGGGATGTCCCTGCGGACCATCCAGAACTACGAGATGGGCACCAGGCTTCCTAAAAGCAGGAGCACCTATGACAAGCTTGCCGAAGCGCTGGAAATGGACGTCGACATCCTTCTGGATGAAAACGCAGAATTTGTGCTGCGCGCTAGCGAAAGCTATGGCGGCCGTGGCGCAAAGCAGGCCATGGATATGGTTGCTGACATCAAGGCGCTCTGGGCCGGCGGCGAGATGGAAGAAGAAGACATGGATGAGATCATGCAGGCGTTGCAGGAGGCGTATTGGGAGGCAAAAAAGAACAACCGTAAGTACGTGAACAAGCGCTACAGGAAGGAGGACTCTCCTTCCGAATAATGCACGGGGGTACCACGAATGGATGACAGAATCCTGAAAAAGTCTCAATACCTGATCGAGAAATTCGGAACCAGGGATCCCTTTGAGATTGCAGAAAGATTGGGATACTATGTCAAACTGATCAACACCAAAAAGCAGAAAGGCTTTTGCAAGATCCTGCTTAACAACTATTTCATCTTCATCAACGCGAACTTGAGCCCGCAGATGCAGCGAATGACCTGTGCCCATGAGCTCGGCCATCTCCTGCTGCACCGGGATGCGCTAAGGAGCCAGATTTTCCTCGCTGAGATGGAGCTTTTCAACATCACTGATCGTCGGGAACTGGAAGCAAATCAGTTTGCTGCATCTCTTCTTATCGACGACGGGGAACTTCTGCAGATACTGCAGGAAGGGAATGACGTCGTGACCGCTGCCAGCATGATGGACGTAAACGTCAATATGCTGATGGTCAAACTCCTTACTATGAACCAGAACGGTCACAAATTTGATCTGCCTTATTACCCCAAGGCAGAGTTTATGGGGACAATTGGCGACAGCGCAGATTCGATCTGA